TTTTTTAGTTTTCTATAAAATCAATCCTGCAACCTAGTGCATACCCTATCTTTGCAAGGATATCTATACCTGTACTATATTTACCAAGTTCTATTCGTGCTATGTGACCCTGGTTTATACTGACCAACTCTGCCAATCTCGCTTGGGACAATCCCTTTTGCTTTCTGAGCTCGGCAATACGCTTACCGATTCGTTCTCTCTCATTCAAGTTCTCCATATAACCTCTCTTCCTCTCTTTCTTCTTCACACAAGAAATTCCACATTTCAATCAATGCTAATTCCTTATCTCTATTGCTTCCGCTGTTAGATGGATCAAGCCAATTTATGTGGGCTATTCTATCTTTAAATTCATCATAGCTACAGTATATACTATCCGCATCTTGATCGAACCAAATGAAACAACGAGGGAAAGATAGGCGAATAATCCCTATCTGGCCATGGTAATCAATAATGTTCTCAGCAAGGTATATACCTGGATATTTCGGATTTTCTTTTTTCATTAGTAGATAACAGCTTTTAATTCCTTGTCAGTTATACAAACACTCTCTTGTCTCTGCACGGAATAGTAAGTGACATGATTATTCGAAACTTCAAACATCGGATAGATTGAATCAGGATCGTCTTTAATCCCTTCAACCGTGAACTTAACGATACCTCGTTTTGCAGCCTGCTTGAATGCTCTGCGAAAATTTATATCTAATGAATTAAAAGTTTTCATAATCTTATATTTTATAAAATTGAAAATTGCTTGTTTGTTAATTCAAAAACACGTACCTTTGCACCGCATATCAGAAATGATATTAGTCGCCTTCGGGCGTGGATTGAAACGACATTAAAAATGTCATTGTGACTTAAATCACAATTCAACATTTAGGGTAGCGATTTTTTCGCTGCCCTATTTTTGTTTATAATTACCAAATTATAGTATCTCAGGCGTATTGTCCCGCCATCTAGAACCATCCGGCCACATACCTCCACGGGCGATGCTTATATAGTTGTCACCCTCTTTGATGAACACGGACCAACTACATTCATTTCCGGCAAAGCGGTTAGCTTCCGCAATATGCCTAATATCTTTTATTAACACCGATTTGTTAGTACCTGTAATCGGTTCCATAAGACTCGTGCCGTTATTGGCCTTAAAGTTCGCAAAATACGTTCTCATTGCTTAATGCCGCTTATCCGTTGCCGCCGGTTCTATTGTGTTATTTGATACTGCAAATATAAATGTTTATCTTGACAATGCAAAATATTACATTAATAAAGAAGGCATGTTTTTAAACATTCATTCAGATAATACGCTTTGTGCATATTCCGCACGCCTGTTTATTTTCGTTCTGAGCGCGGTTAAGCGATTTCGGGTAAATTCTAAGCCACTATGTGTGCGAATGCCTCTTGCGTTCAGTCGTTCAACTACCTTGTCAATATCTTGCGGAGTATTGCACCCCTCCAACATAGCGGCTATCATATTGTTCTTTTCATCGTTCATCGCTTCCTTTCTTCTTTTTTCGCCATTTACCTTACCGCCTTTCGCCTGTCCGGTTGTTGTGCCCCCCAAAGAGGTACACCAGTTGCCCGATTTAGAGTAAAAGCCGCCTTCTTGCTCTATCTTTTTCTTTCTTGCTTCTAATGCAGCTTTAGTACGGTTCTTTATATTAAGCCGTTCTATCTTGGCAAAAGTTGCCATCATGGATAATTGCAGTTCTATAAGCGGATTCATGTCCGAGCAATCAATATCAAGATTTACATTTGATATAATTAACCGCAAACCCTTTGGGGCGAAAAATTCGGCTATCATATCGCTAAGTTCGATAATTCCACCTCTTGTAAGGCGTGAAACTTCCGACACAATAATAGTATCTCCTTTATTCGTCTTTGACAACAATTCGGATAGGTTTCTTTTTTTGTATGAAACGCTTCCGCTTATCCCTTCATCGGAAATAATCTCATCAATTTGCAGCCCTTTTGATTCGGCATACTTTGCTATTATATTTCTCTGGCTTTGCGCGTCTTGTTCGTCCGTTGAAAAGCGGTGATAAGCATATATCTTTCCCATAAATTAGCCCTCCTTAGATTAAAATTCGTTTCGGCAATGATTCGCCAATCTTATACAGTTCTACGCTTGTAACTTCTTGTGTTTCTTTAAGCAGGTTTATCCCATCGCTGTAGAAGTTTAGCAACCTTATAGCTTCTAATGCGTTACATGGTTGAAGCATTATACTACGTCCTTTTTCGTTAATCTGAATGAAATAATTCTTTTCCATAATCTTTTTGTTTTTAAGTTAGTAAATAGTTCCGCCCGTGGAACTTGCACCACTTGCAAGGCTTTCAACCTTTGGCGGATAATTCGGTTTAAAAACCGTTATTTCCAGTCAGCTCCTTACTTACTCCAACAGCTAACCAAATCAAAATGCAAATCATGAACATATTATTTCCTCCTTAATTAAATTTATTCGTTCATTCTTACCTATCGCCTACCCGACAGCCGTATTACTGCCGGGGTGTCATAAGATGATATGTTGGCAAAGCCCCAACAATGTATCTATGCTAATTGTGGCAATATATCCTTAATTTATTCTGTATATATACTAACAGGTACGGGGACGTTGTTTTGCTTTGTATATTGGTAGCCTGTATTCATGTGCCAATAAGTCGATGAACCCAAATACTTTGCCATACGGTTACTATAACGCACGTATGCATGAAAGTACTCCATGAATTTGCCGCGCTGCCTTACATAGCCGCTTATATGCTTCCATTGGTTGTGTAATTGTTCGGGGGTTTTTGTTCTCATAATCTTTTGTTTTAAGTTTATAATAGTTCCCGGTGGCGGTGTCGCTCCGCCTCCCCACATTGGTTAATCTTGTTCTATCGTCCACTCTTTTTTTACAAAGCCTTTAAAGCTGCCAAACGATTTTTTAAACGCTGCTAACGCTTCTTTCTTCGTATTACCGTAATAGCAATACCGCGCCCCACTGTGAAACTCTACTGTTAACTTATATTCTTTCATATCTTTAAAATTTATCTGATTCATCACTCTTGTTTATAAATTCGCGTAGCTTATCCCTGTCGGTGCCGGAAATGAATATCACGGCACCGAATAACAAAACCAACAAAACCATATTCAGCTAATTAAATGACCGTCTTTAATCGTCCGTTACCGTCCGTAAACCCGTTAAGTGTTTCCGCCTCTCTTTCGGCTTCTTCTTTTGTTTGGAAGAATCCTACCGGGCAATTATCCAAGGTATCTATAACGTAATAGCCGCGTTTAGTCCTGTTTTCCGTTATGTATCGTTTCCCTTTTACTTTTTTCTCGTAAAATTCCATACCCTCAGCCATTGGGGTGTAATATGATGAAATGCTAAGCGTGTCCGATTCTATTTTGCCGTTATATTCAATTATACCGGGTAAATCGTTTTTTAAACTGCTTTCCACGCTTACACCGTCATAGGTTACGCAAAACTTACGTTCCTCCGCTGTGTATACGTTGAATATATCGCCCGGCTGTATGTCTGCACGTACTTTCGCGCTGGTTATGATTCCCGCGCCTTCAATATCGTAATAGCGCACGCCGTTAAAGTTGTCCGTTTCGGTTAGATGGATATTTTCAAGCGGTAACTCTTCGTCAGTGTTTTCATCCGCTTTTTTTTCGCTATTTGCAGGTGCGAGCAATTCCCGCACCTTGTCCGCCTGCTTCTTACTGAATATCCATCCGGCACGCTTTTCACCGTTGTAGTTTAAAGACGGGTTAAACCGTCCGCCAATCTCTTTTAATTGCCCCTTTATGGCTTTGGTATCGCCAAAAACGGCGATAGCTTTCTCGGAGTAGTCCACGACTTCTATACCTTCAACCGTCACGGCTTCCACTTCTTTGGTTTCCTCAACCTTTTCAGGCTTAACGCTGCTTTTCTTCGCCTTCGGTTCTATAACCTTATATTCATCACTTACTTTTATACTCAGATAAAAATTAGTGTCAAAATAGTCTTGCATACCGTCCGAGTCATCATAACGGAAAGAACTAGCGTAATTTGATACAGAATTTAACGCTGCGAATACTTCCGGGGTTAACTCGTCTTTCCATGCCTTCACGTTGGACATTGTGGACATATAACCACGTTCCGCGCTTCTTGATCCTTCAATGAAAGGAACACAAGGACCGGATTTTAATTCGATATACATTGAATCAGTGTACATGCTCCATTCAGAGCGGACAGAGAATTTAAATTCCGGGAAGTTCTTCTTTGCATAGGATCTAACCTTTGCGGCGATTTCCTTGGTACTTAACTTGCTGTCATAGTTTGAGCCAGCCCAACCGTTTGCGGTATAAAAACTCATTGCTTCCATATCTTATCCTCCTTTATTTATTATTCTTCTTCAAAGTCTGAGACCCTCTCATAATCAGTAATTTTCATTTCATTGGTAGCGAATGCCGTGACATCAATGTACATACAATATTCATCTATTTCAACAATATACCAACCATCATTATACATTACTTCACCGTCTTCGTAAATGGTCTCTATTAGCGTGCGCCCGTCCTTTAATACGGAGCTTGCAAGTTCATACGGGTTTCTGATAGTTCCGTTACCGCACTCCGTGATATCGTTCATTGCCTTTAATGCCCTGTTGGCAAGCTTGCGGCGTGTGTCGTACTTCTCCGTTAGAATGTGTGTTGACTTCATATTACTATAATTTTAATTAATAATATCAACCTTATAGCGTGATTAATAGCCTACTAATACCAGATACAGCCTATACACTCAATAGCTGAATGCTATCGTAATATCAGTAAACCAAGAAAATTAAATGGGAGAATATTTGCAAGTAAGAAGTTAAAGAAGTATTTTTGCCTCCGGTTCTTGGGAAATACTCACTTTAAGTATTCCAACTTACGAGAGTCTTAACATTGCCGTGTTAAGGCTCTCTTTTTATCCCAACATTTAACTACACGCTTTGGGGCGTTAACGTTTGCCCCTGTGAAAGGATAGGACTTGAATATATCACCTTTCTTCCTTTCACATTGCGAAGATAACGCTTTTTTATCAAAATACCAAATAAAACGTATGATATTTTATAAGCAATTATAAATAAATACATGCTTCATAACATACGTTTATAAGCCAATATAACGCTTTTATATGGCGTTATATTTTCATCTTCACAATGTATCGCGTTTGCCTTTCTTCGCCTATATCGCGCATATTAAAGCCATATGCAACGAATCAAACGAGCGTTCTAAACCGTTGTAGTACAGCACAGGCAGTACAACCATGAACGCGCTATACCCCTCCCCCCCCGTACACCAGTGCAACCGTAAACATCCGTCCTCTCTCTCATTTTTTTTTTAATTTTTTCTGATTTTTTCTCTCTTTCTGATTGTTCGAATATTTTATCTAAATCAAGATACACAAGCTGTAATATAATATTATTATCTTATACGAGTTATTGTTTTACGTTGATGCTTCTCTATGCAGTATGTGTATGAACCCCTTTCATTATATTCATAATAAAAGGGAGAGCGGTGTTCGCTGTCGCTCACTTTTTTCTTTATGTTACTTTCTTTTTTATGGGTTTTGGATTAGACATTTTTCCTTTATTTATATAGGGTATGTCTAATATGCAATGAGGTAGTACTATGCAATACAAGGTATATTTCAAGTATTCTTTTACTTTTAAGATTAAAAGCTCAATATTAAAGCGGATTTAAATATATCACAGTGATAAATATTAAAGTAAAGCTTTAATATATGAATTTAAATTATTATATTTGCGTGTATTATAATAGAACAACATGAATGAATACAAGTTTTATATGATGCATTATGGCGAGCTTGGTGCCGGTTGGAAAGACTTGGAAATAGATTTCCCAGGTTTAAGGTATAAAGAATGTACAGGTCTTAATTCGTATGGAGAGCCTACAAATATGTATGCAGAGGATTTTGCCGAGACAAGCAAGGCGGAAGTGTATGTTTCCAGCACACCGGCACACAAGCAGACAACTATAAAACTGACATTGATATTCTTGGAGGATGATACCAAGGATGATAAGTCTTACCGTGACTTTATGGCTTTCATTACCGGTTCTAAGATTGCCTACCGTGATACAGCGAGGAAGAGAAAGGTCCTGATGTACCTCTCAGGAGCCACAGAGCCTAAAAGCGATACCCTTTACGGGCAGAAATATAAGGAAGTGACGTTTACTTTCAAGAACGTGTACGGACATTCATTCGGATATGACGAACAATTTTCTGAAACATAAATATATAATGATATGAAGAATCCGATTGTAGATAACAGAATTGTAGAGGATATCTGGTTCGCCACAAGATTAAATGACACTCTACATAAAATATTGAATGGAGAGGTTGTTAGCCGTAATGATATTCAATATTTGACATTTATATCTGATGACCTTCTCGCTTACCAACGCCATACTTGTACAGAACAAGACGAGAAAGATTATTTTGAACGTATTGGCAAACCTCTGACGGAGATTATTGCGAAAGAAAAATGTGGTATAAGCGAATTGGTTGGAAAGACTATAACATGTATAGATGGACTTAAAAAAGATTCGGAAGAAGCTACATTTATATGCTCGGATGGTACGAAGTTTATTATGTACCACGAACAAGATTGCTGTGAGGTTGTGTCTATTGACGATGTTTGTGGTGATGTTGAAGACTTGATAGGCTCTCCTATATTGAAGGCAGAAGAGGTTTGTAATGATGCAAGCGATGTGATTCGTGAAGATGCGGATGCAAGCGCTACTTGGACTTTCTACCACTTGCATACCATCAAAGGAATGGCTACTATCAAATGGTACGGTACTTCCAACGGATATTATTCGGAGAAGGCTGATTTTGTGAAGGTTTACAAGGCTTACAAATAAGTACTAAGCATATAATAATTTTATTTTAAACAACAATAAACCATATATAATATGTTTTTAGAGACAGAAACCCTATCAGAAGCGTTGACCTTTGCGAAGTGCAAGGATTTGCCCAAGAAGCTCAATCCCGAACTGGGGCTTACTTGGATATTGGCTATCGCCCTTATCAAGAAGAAAAACCTTATGAATGCCTATGCCATTGTTGAACAAAGGGCTGACGGACTTATCCAGTACAAGAAGACATTCGGGCGGCTTTCTCCCATTGATGGTCTTATCTCCATCCATCCGTATATGTACGTGGATGAAGAGGCGTTGGGAATGGCTATGAAAGCAAACAGACGAACTATCGCCATGCACTATGCTGATGCAGCGGACGACATCATTGATTCGGACGATGAGAAGTTCAAGGTGTACCAGTTGCAGTATGCGATGGATATGCAGAAGCTGAACATGAACCAGGAGAAGCCTAGATTCGGGAAGTCTGTTGTTGATGAAGCGGAGGAAGCGGCTAATCCGGTTGTTGAGGAAGTGTTGAAGGAGAATGAGGCGTTGGCGACAATTGAGGACGAAGGAGAGTGTGTTATCGAGGTCGAGGACGCTAAGACAGCGTTCAGACCGAAGAGAGGTAGAAAGACTAAAACGGAGGAATAAGGTATGGCAAATAACAAGGAACAACAAGGATTTGAATTCATCATCAAAGAAAGTGATGTGTTGGAGAGAGAAAACTTCGGCTCGTTTGAGATTGTAATCACGAAAGGATATGCCTGTTTTAAGAACTACACAGGATTCCGGGTGTTCACTACCCCGTACGCTGTGGGATTGGACGGTGTGGCACATGAAACATCTCTCTATGCGTGGTTGAAGTATATGGTGGACTTCAAGAAATCCATCAAAGACAAAGAGAATGAAATGTTCGGGGAAACTACTTCCACCAACAAGGAGTTCTTGGACGGTATGAAGGTGCTTACCGAAGCGAACCTTATCAAGCCTATGGCTGTGTTCACAGATATTAATGAAGCGCAGAAAGAAGCCGAAAATTATATAAAGTGGATGGAAGGTCAGATGAAAGATTTGAATAAAGCAATGAACACTACGCCACCTGAAGAAGATTTGAAGGCGAATGCTGAATTTGAGCAGAAGGTTATCATGGCAGAAGAGGCTAAGGAGGTATTCGATGGAAGTGTTGAAACCGAGGAAAGACAGGTATAATCCTGATAATACTTACCGTATCTATATCAATATAGGTAATCATCCGGGTGCGAAGTGGGTATCTTTCAAGGACAAGGAAACCGGGGAGGTTACTAAGGGTATATTCTTGCCTGACTGGGAAACTGGAGGCATACGGATAAGGCATGGGCAAGTCAAGTTTGAAATTAATGCAATACCCGTAAAAGGAAAGATAAATACTCATGTGCTTATTCCTGCTGTATATAAAGGTATTGATTGTGGACTTGGGCTAAGTATAGGTAATAAGGTGACAGACTTTAAGAAGGCTGTTATTGGAAACATGTATATATGCGGAGAAATACTTAATGAAGACCAAAAGAAAATACTAGAAAAGTATGTCAGAAGAAAAGGATTCTTTAAAATCGGGCGTTATAAGAAAAGTTGAGCGTATCGTGTGTGATTGCGTAAATAAAGTATTCTGCAATCAGGACCCTGTATATCCTTCAACTATCTATGAAGGAAGGACAAACATTATTCTTACAGGGAGGATTGCGAGAGGTGCAGTTTTTGCCGTATTGCATAACAGGTTCGGAATCTCATACGGTAATATTGCCAAACACTCAAAAATTAGCAGCAGGAACATTATACGGTCCGTAAAGACTTATAAGAGCATTCCTGATTCGGACAATGCTGTAACGATGATAAAAGAGCTTATAGAAGTTGAACTAAAAAAATTCCCAATTTTATGAATGATTTACTTTCTTTTAAACGTAATGTCATGATGCTCGGTCTTTGCACTGGATATAAGAATAAATGGGACGTAGCTACAAGTAAGGAAGCGTTAATGGATATAGCTTTGGATTCAAACGGTGTGGAGCTGTTGACAGATGCTCATAGCTTTGGATTCGGTATGGATATTCAGTATATGGAACGAACGTTTTCTGACTATATTAATGGCAAATGGAAGCGGAGCAAGGATGGATATACTTCGTGCCTGTATGTGGACTTTAACGGGCAAATAGAGCAGGATTGCACGCTTACTACGGTGCTTGCTTCAAAGGTTGAGTTCCATGTTCCGAAAGGGAACGTTTGCAAGCTGTATGTGGGTGCAAAATCTACTGTTAACATTACCGGAGAAGGCATTTGCTATGTGTATTCATACGGTCACAATAAAGTGACCGGCAGGTTTAAGTCAATGAATTGTATAACTAAGTCCGAATGGGCTAAAAATTGATTATTATGGATAATTGTTATGTTAAACAACCGGTTAAGGTGATTGGCTATATTGTGCATGAGCCGACAAGGTCAAGTATTCCCGTTTATGATAAAATAGGATTGTTCAGAAGGCTTATGATTAAGGTTTGTTTCGGACTTAAATATAAGAAAATATGAAAGAAACAGAATATTGTATTGGTGATTTTCTGTATGGAATCCCATCAAGTAAAGAATCGGAAATGTACAATCCGATAGATAAAAGAGTTTTCATTTATAACGGATGCGTGACTGGTGACGGTTATGGTATTCTTATAGGTTGGAATGACGGGGAAATTAAAAAGAGTACAGGATTTAGAAATTTCATGTGGGGAGGTAATGTGCGAAAAGCAACCGAACAAGAAAAGCATGATTTTATGGCGAAATTAATGAATCAAGAAACAATTAAACCATATTAATTGATATGAAAAAGTACATTGGAACAAAACAGATTGAAGCAGAACCTATGACAAGAGGTGACGCGTGGGGAAAACATCTTCTTAGAGAAAAACCGTCAACGGAAAATTTTGACGATGAGGGTTATCATGTTCGTTATGAAGACGGATACGAAAGCTGGTCGCCAGTAAAACCGTTTGAAGAAGCATATAAGTGTGCAGATTCATTTCTTGACCGATTGGTAATTGAACAGAAGGATTTGGCAGCAAAGTTGGAGAAGCTCTGTCTGTTCGTTGAATCTCCAAAATTTGAGGAATCGGTTAAAGATGAAAATCAAAGAAGATTGCTTTTAGCTCAACGTGAGTATATGGGCGAGTATTTGAATATCATTAATCAACGTGTAAAACTTCTGAAAGAATAGCCTATCTGCCACGTGTAGAAAAAGTAACGGGTGCGTTGGTTAATGCTGGCGCACCTTGCTTAAAAATCAGATTATGAAAACAACAGACTTAAAAATAGGCAACTATGTTCATATCAAATTCCGCTCCCCACAGGGAGAAAGGCTTTCCATCCCCATGCAGATAGTCGGAATATTTTCAAGCATCAATAGGGCAAGCCCGAATGATACCGTTTACCTTGACTTTGAAGGAAACGAAGGTGATATATGGGAAGAAGAAGTACAAAATTTAGTATTCGCTAAAACGGAGCTTAAAAAACAATGAATTATATAGAAGAAGAGCAAATACAAGCCGACATAGAACGGTTTGAGCAAATAGGTAGCGATATTCCCGATGATGGCGATATGGTTGAACAAATACCATTGTTCAGCTCTTCCGATATGCAGTCAGTCATTGAGGACGGTAAGAAGAAGCCTCCTATTCATAGGCTTTGGGGCGATTTTTGGTGGGAGAACGAGCTTGTATTCTTATTTGCCGATAGCGGAATAGGTAAATCCATTCTTGCCACGCAGATAGCCTACGAGATAGCCAAAGGGGAAAGCGAATGTACGGAGGTGGAGGTAAGTCCTCAAACCGTTTTGTACTTCGACTTTGAGTTATCGGACAGGCAGCTTGCAAGAAGGTACTGCAATGCGGATTTCCCGAAGTCGCTTATCCGATGCACCATATCGGAAGAAGTGGACAGCGAAGATTTTAACATGAACGTGATTGACGGCATAAAAGACAAGCTGATTGATACAGGTGCAAAGGTTATGATACTTGATAATCTTTCCTATCTTTCTACGCAGACAGCAGAAGCGGAGTTCGCAGGTGCTATTATGGACGGTCTTACAAGATTGAAGCGTGAGCTGAAAATCAGTATCATGGTAATAGCGCATACGCCTAAGATTGAGGAATGGAAGCCCTTGTCTAAAACCAATATGGCAGGGAGCAAGCTTCTTTCCAACTTTGCGGACGGGGTGTTTGCCATAGGACGTACAAGGAATGGAGGACGTTATCTAAAACTACTAAAAACTCGCATGGTGAGTGAACCGGATGAAAAGTCGCTCCTGCCATATTTCAATATTATTTCGGAACCTTACCTTCATTTTGAAAAGGTTGGTGATGAAACGGAAAAGAAATTACTTATGGGAAAACCTGCAAAAGATTTTTTCACTTCTATTTGGGATAGAGCTGTTGCAGAGCCTATCCCTTTGAACGAGTTGGTTAAACTGATTATATCTAAGGATAATTCTAAAAATAGTGCAAAATCTAAGGATGGTAATGCCCGTAAGCGTATAGACCGTGCAATAAAGTACGGATCTTTAAAAAAGGACGAATTGAAGAATATTTATCTTAAGGCAGAACAATAATTATGGATATTCAAGAGATAAAGCAAAAGAAGCAGGAGTTGAACGACAAAATAGCCGTTCTTTTGAATGAGTTTGAGAATGAGACTGGGGTACAAGTTTCGGGTGTTGGCTTTGTAAAGCGTGTGTTATACGATGAGTTAGGACGTGAGGTAAGTAAGGTGTATGTTGTGGAAGTTGAGGTGAAAATATAAATATATGGAAGAATCTGTAAAGAACGACTTTAAGGACAAGAAACTTAGGTGGGATTTGCTGCCTTTGGATTTGATTGAAGATGTTGTGAGGGTCTATACTGCCGGAGCGGAGAAGTATGGTGCTAACAGGTGGCAGAATCTTCCTGATGGTTACAATCGCTATAAAGCTGCTATGCTAAGACACTTGGTTGAGTTTGAGAAAGGCAATGAGATTGACGAAGAAACAGGCTGTCGGCATTTGGCTCAGTGCGTTTGGAACGCTTTGGCTATGCTCCACTTTTCAAAGATTAAATCTGAAAAATAGCACACTGATTTTTGTATACCCCCGTGATTTTTCTGACAATCAATGTAAAAACATTAAAAATAGGATAATGTAATCCCCGTTCGTAGCGTTCGTGGATTTTTGTTGTATGCTATTAAACATGTATAAATTAAATAAGAAATCCATTGCAATACAAATTTTAGCCTCTATATTTGCATCATAATTACGCTCATGGCTACGCATACCTTAAAGCTGTATTTGCAGCTTATCCTTGAATAATAGGTATGCTTACCCCTTGTTTTTTTACAAATAACTCATTAGTATTATGGCATACAAAGCATTAGACATCGCAAATAAAATTATATCCAAAACAGATTTGGAACATGGTGATACTATATCAAATCTGAAATTGCAGAAGATGATGTATTACCAACAAGGTTTCCATTTGGCATATTTTGGAACACCATTGTTTGATGAGGATATTGTTGCTTGGCAATATGGACCGGTTGTCCCTTCTGTATATAAGGAATATAAATCGTTTGAATCCAATTCTATATCAACTTCAAAAGAAGGTATATCTTTATCAGATGATGAAGAAGAACTTTTCAACAATGTTTATGAGGAATACAACCAGTTTTCTGCTGTAGCCTTGATGAAAATGACACATGAAGAATCTCCTTGGAAAACCACGGAAATAAACTCTGTAATAAGCCGTGATAAGATGATGGCGTTTTTCAAAACACAAATTGAAGCATAAATGAGTGGCAAGTTTAAGTTAAAGCATAAAGATGTAAAGCCTAATTTAAAAGAAAAAGAGGTTGATGCGAGAAGCAAAGAACCTCTTTTCTGCTTTAAGTACTTGGATATGAAAACATCTTTAAAAGGATGTGATAATAGTGTGTTCAAGGATTTTGTAACGAGGATGCAAAAATTGTGCTGTCTTACTTGGAAAGATATAAACGTTTCCGGGAAACACCAGTATGGTTTTGAAATGATACCAATCAAACAGTTGAAGCCAACATCCCTTCCTGCAATAATCACAGAGGATATTAAAGAACTTGCTGTTTTCAGATATAGTGGCGATAACCGCCCTTTCGTATGTCTAATAATGGACTGTGTGATATACCCTATATTCATAGAAGCTAAATTCGGTGATATATACGACCACGGAAGTAAATAATAACAGATTTATCATACGTATGAAGCGGTAAGAGAACATCCTACCGCTTCATTTTTATTGCATAACTACACGTAAATCCGGGTCCTTAGAGTTAGCGTTAATGGGCACTTTGCTTTCTAACATGCCTCTTTTTTTGCTCCATTGTAGATTATGTGGTAATTTTGCAGCCGTTTACTAACTTAAACAAAGATTGCTATATGGAAGAAAATAAAATATTGGTAGCTAAGTACGGCTCAGATAAAACTCCGTTGCGACTGGGCAATTTAGAAATACCATGCTATGTGCTCGACAATGGAATGAGAGTATTTTCCGGTAGAGGAATACAAAAGGCAATAGGTTATGATAGCAAAAGCGGTCAGTGGATGAATAGTTTCTGTAAAATGGATGGTGTTTCAAGCTATCTTTGTGCCGGTGATAACAGCATATCAGAGCGGCTTTCTAAACCTATAAAATTCAAAAGGAATAATGCAGGTGGCTCACAATCAACGGCTAACGGATATGAAGTTACTCTTTTGGTCGATATTTGTTCGGCTATAATAGACGCAAATCGTGCCGGTGTTTTTGATAATGAATTTATGATTAAAACAACATATTTATTATGAAGAAGATTTTATTATTAGCGATTTTGGCTATATCCTTTGTTTCGTGCAATGGTGGTCTTGAAAGTAGGGCTAAGAAGCAGATGGAGAAAACTATGCTTAAAATGGCAAGAAACCCAGATGCGTTAAAAATATCAGATATTGAAACGTCCGAACTTAACGATACATTGTGTATCTTATTATGTAAAGTGCGTGGTGAAAATATGTTTGGAGGATATGATATTTCTGAATATGAATATTATTATCTGAAGGATTCTGTGGACGGATGTGATGTGTATTATGAAAATATTATAGATATAGGCAAAGGCTGTAGAATGAATAGATTTTTAAATATAGTAGTAGATGCAGAATTAGGATTCAAAGGGAATGAAGAAATATCCCCAGAACATTTTATAACTATTAATTCTCCATCTTCTGATTATAATAAAGCTGTCAAGTTCTTAGTATATGGTCACCGTAATGACAGCGCTTTTAATAATAAGAGTGCTTATGAGTTTCACATATCAGTTTACAATATTGCGGTTGAAACGATATGCAAAACTTTTGGGAGAAAGGTTGATTAATTTGTGATATTTGCTAAAAAACACACTGCAAAGTTTTGCTATATCAAAAAATATGCTTTACTTTGCGGTGTTCAAATTATAGCGGTGCAAAGCCGCAAAAATAGCGGTATTTTTTTTGTGCCTATACATAAAGTAGTCTTTAAAAATATAAAGATATAACTGCGCCGTGTCGTGGAGTAGAAATGCCCACGGAGTTTGCTATAAACTTGAACAACACGTAGCGCAGTTTTTTTATTGTTCAAATTATAGTTATGGAAGAGTTAACTTCTCCTACCGCTTACCAAAAGGCGGTAATCGGCATCCTTCTCAAAGAGATGAGAATATTCAATCGTATCAGACACATAAAAGGGATTGTTCCATTCTGTGCAGTGCTAATCCTCTACCTTTTCCATTTGTTCCTATATCCGTTTGTGAAACTTGCAAAGTGATGGAATTACAACCTTATTTTTCAATATCCTATAAAGCAATGATATATGTTTGAATAATCATTGCATGGTATCAAGAAAATTAATGTGATATGCTTTATACGCATGGTTTGTTAAGAATGAGTACAAATTATCATCTATTTTCGATGTATTTTAATGTTCATTAACGCACAATCATGCAGGATAATGCACGCAAATACAAGGACATTTTTACCTCATTTTTAGGATATTGTAAAGTGGAAATCATCCATTATTTTTGCATCGTAGAAACAACGTTCTTCAGCTCATTTCGTGGTTGTCATGTGCTGGAGTGAATAAAGATATTACTGGGCATTTCCCTTTGGAGCAGACAACCACATTAGGCTTCATCGGGATTTGCCCTTTACTTTTCAATATAGGAATAAAATGGGGAATATACAAGTAATTAAGAAAGCTGAATTATTAGGTCATTCATTTACAGTTTACGGAACTGTCGAAAATCCGTTGTTTCTTGCCAAAGAAGTGGCAGAAGTATTGAACTATTCTGAAAGTAATTCAAGTAAGTTGACCAACCTTGTAGAAAGCGATGAAAAGGTTCGTAACACTATTACGACCCTTGGTGGAAATCAAGAAGTTTGGTTCTTAACCGAAGATGGCTTATACGAAGTCCTCATGCAATCCCGCAAGCCAATTGCCAAAGAATTTAAGAAAGGCGTAAAGGAGATTTTAAAGTCCATCCGAAAGACGGGCGGCTACATCGCAACTAAATCCGACGACACTCCTGAAGAAATCATGGCACGTGCTCTAACCATCGCACAAGCTACCCTCGCCAAGAGAGAGGAACGGTTAAAGCAGCTTGAAGCGGAGAACGAACACAAGCAAGTTGTTATTGAACAGAAAGAGGAAGAAATTGTCATCAAGGACAAGGAAATTAAAGCTCTCGCCCCAAAATGTGAAAGTTTCGATAAGATAATGTCGAGTGAAGGCCTTGTCACAACCAATATGATAGCCGCATTTTTGGGAATATCGGCAATAAAGCTGAACAAGCTGTTATGCAATTGGTATATTCAGTACAAACAATCAGGCATTTACTTCCTTCATGTCAAATACAGAGGGAACGGATACACTAAACACGTTCCACATCCGTACATAGACAATGGAGTGCAGAAATCAAGGGAACACATGTATTGGACGGAAAAAGGGCGTAAATTTGTAATTGAATTGTATAACTCTAAAATAGCCTCATAATATGGAAAAGCCTATGTTTAAGAACATGGATAAGATTAAAGGTTCTATTCATGAAAGTATTGAAAGTGATAACGGTGTAAATATCACAATCGGTCAGTCTTACTCGACTACACATGACGAAGAGATGAAGATTTCAGTATGTATGGAAAAAGATGGTGATGAAATAGCCGCAATTTTGACAAAGGAGGATGCTACTCGTTTATATGATGGCTTGAAATATGTTTTAGGTCAAGCAGATTAAGGGAGAATTAGAACCTGCTGCATAATATAAAGTCAACCATTAGTTTATAAACCAATTACTTACGTTATCCGCATTTATGCGGATGGCAAGAGGTATGTCTAAAAATAAAGGAAAGTATGTTTGAAAGTGAAATATCTATAAAAACTTTTGTGCCGATGTCAATTTTTCGTGCGATGTATAGTAGAGATGTAAATAATCCATATTTTATATTCCAAATTAGGGAAAATGACCGACCTGAAAATACGATGCAAAGCGTAATTGTGTCAAAGGAAGATGCTATAAAACTGCTTCAGTATCTTCAAGGAATTTTAGGTGGGAATATTCCGATGTTTTAAATAAAAATAGAACAGTAACTAATAAAATCATGCTAAAAATGGAAACAAATAATTCAGTATCAATAAGAAAAGAAGATGTTAAAGACATTTTGGACATAGCAAGCAGACTGGAAGGAAAAGAAGCGATTGCGCAAATAATACGATTTTCGGATTGCCCGAAAGACAGTATGACTGGGGATCTTGATCTTAAATCAGTCCTTCGCTTCTACTCAAATGTGAGATACTTGCAAGAAATATTACAAAGTTTTTTAGCAAAATAATAATGAGAGTTATGAAAAATCAAGTATTATCAATCGAACAGATGTTGCACCTGAGAGAATTGGGCGTTGATACGAGTAATGCGAGCATGGTGTGCATATTTACTGATGATAGGGGTGCTATACAAGATTGGCATGAATTAGTAGATATGAGCCCAATATTCTTTGTTGGATTAAGATTAGGTTATTATGATGCCGAAAGAGGAGATTACGACCACTCATATCGTAAAGATTGCGGTGTATTCACCCTGCAAGACATTATAGATTTACTGCCGAAAGAAATAAAGACAAGTACAGATACTTATTGGCTGACAATATCCATTTATGATTGCAAAGAATGGTATGTATGCTATTCAATGTCAGATGAATTTGATTACTATAAGGAGTTTAAGTCAAAGTCATTGCTTGATGCAGCCTACGAGATGCTGTGTTGGTGTGCCGAGAACGGATATATTAAACAATTAAATACTAAAATTATGAATTACGAAGAAGCAAAAGTAGACAAGTTGAATCGCATTATTGTAATGCAGAGCGGGGAAGAAATCTCTTTCAACGACAAATCGCTTGCGAAAGGTTCTGCGGACGAACCTGTTATATTCGGAGTTGCGGTGAGCAGAAAAGAAGTGAAAAAGTTTGGAATGGAAATCGGTATCAGCGTCTTTGATGTATGCGACAACATCGAAAGATACTACTATTTCACTTTTCAGGAAGCCAAGATACTTGCTGAAAAACTTTCCAAAGGGATTAAGGGAATTGAGGAAAGAGAAAGCGATTATGTTGTGATAGACGGAAGAAAGTACAAACTGACAGAAGTGGTTGATTCGCAAGATTGAACCGTATATTATGGACTAATTGCCACATATTAGCATAAGAGCACGTTGAGGATTGACCAACGTTTCAAATGAAAAGGCACTCTACTTATCGCAAGCGAAGTGCCCCTTTTGTATAGATTGGTTCAGAAGCTACTGCATTACAACGCGCAAGGCTGGTCCCTTGGAATTTGGACTTGGTGCAAACACACGGTCTATCCTGTCCGAAAGGATTTCCAAATACCTCGTCTGCGCCCTCAACTCAACAATCATGGGGTTAGATTCGCCCGATTGGGACTCTAAGCTGTAGCGGGCTTCTAATAGCACTCTGATTGCGGCTATGTCAGTTGTCTGTTGATTGACAAAGAACCTAATAGAATTAAGTAATGCTTCAAGAGCTTCTGCTGTGGTTTCTGATACACCTTGTATACTTTGAGTAAGTGCCGACAATTCAGATTTCTGCCCTACACTTGTGCCTTTGTATCCTAATGTTTCCATAAGCGCAAGCAAATCTTCATTTAATCCTTTCAATGCGCTTTCTCCAAGAGCCTGGATGTTTGCAAGCTCTTCTTTAGTGAGGTTAATCCCTCCTACGCTCCCCTCTGTAACAGATTCATCTATTTTCTCAAACAGTTCCTTCAAACGCCCTTGCGCAAGTCTCATTGTAGCTTGTTTGACGATAAGATTTTCAATAAAACTATCAAAGTTTTCATTAAGGGCTTTTAGTCCATCTTCTGTTTCATTGAAAGCATCCATCCATGCTTGAACAAATGAAGAGGCGGCATCCTTATATTCTGACTCCCCACCTATACCTCCTAATTCTAATTTCTGTTGGTCTAAAATTTCTTGTCTTGTCTTTTTCAGTTCATTTATAGCATCATTCCATTCATCAATACGGTCTCTATCAGAATCTTTCTTTGCCTCTTCTGAGTTAATCATATTTTCATATGATTCAATCTGTTGGTCTAAATTGGCTATTGTATCTTTGGTTTGTGTACGAAGATCATCTGCACTCCAAGCGGCTTCCATCTTCTCCTTTAACTCATCGTATGCCCTACCAAGTGATTCTATATTCTTTATTTGCCGTTGGATTTCACGTTCTTTCTTCTTGTTCTTATTGCCAATGCCGAATATGCTACCGATTGTCTTGCCAAGTCCGGTGAGTACATTCAGAGAGCTACTTATTGGCTTTGTTATGTCAAAACTTTCAAGAGAACCGAATAATGCACCTACACCATCTAAAATTTCATAAAGGTCTTCTCCTATTGCAACACCGAAACTATCCTCCAACATGTGAGCAAAGTCTGATACCGAATTTGTAATACCCGATATACTTTCAACCATACCTCCACCCATATCAATCTTTCCAAGAGATTGTATTATCCCTTGTAGCTTTTGAGCCTGTTGCGACAAAGCTCTGTTGGCAGCATCATATCCGGCTACTATCTCGTCTTGCTTTTTCTTCTTGTCAACTAATAAATCGTAGTTATTTTGTTCAACTTCATATTCTTCAAATGCTGCATCTATATTTTCAGTAGCGGATTCATAAGCTGCTTTCTTTTCTGCTACTATTTTACTTTGCGTGCGTAATTGTTCCTCATATTTTGCTTGCAAATCTCTCGCTTTAGCCTCGTCCTTCTCATTTTTTGCATTTTCTTTACGGAGCTTTGTATATTCCTTGAGAGATTTTGTTAACTTATTCCACGGGTCTCTTTGGTTAAGCTGTTTGTCAAGTTTTTCTTCTTGCTCCATTATTTGCTTCAACCCTGTAGGTGACAAGTCTTTTAATTCCTCACGCATTTTCACAAGCTTATCTTTCATGCTTTGCAATGCGGCAGTGGAATAGTATTCTATATTGTCAAACAAGTTAAGATAGCTGTCCGATGAAGTAAATTCCTTCCATGCATTATTAGCTGACTTTTGATTGTACATCTTTGTCGCATTTTCTTCTAGCCTTTTTTGTAAGTCCGGAGTGTTTTGGAATTTGTCACGTATCTCTTCTAAGTCTTTGTAATACTGTTCATCGAGCTGTAATTGTTCTGAAAGCTGAGTTTTGTATGATTTGACCAGCCTTTCGATAGTATCTTGTTGCTCCTTTATGCGCTGCTGATTCAACTTATCCAAATCGGCTAAGTATTGCTTGTTTGCGTCAGTATCTGCAACAAGGTACTCTCCTTTTGGGAAATTCTTTTCGTATGATGCTTTCATTTCTTTTTCGAGACCATCCAATGTCCTTGCAAGTCCGGGGAACAACTGTTGAACCTCCGCTTCGGACAGTCCTGCATCTTTCAGTTTCTTGTGCAAGTCCAATCCGTTGAACATGGATTCAATGTTCTTCTTGGTAATGTCAAGTTGTTTCTTTATATCCTCTGCATCCTTTTCGTCAAACAAGACATTAGCATCTTTTTGTGCTCCTATTTTCTTCCTAAAGTCAGTAATAATCTTTGCAAGCTCCTGCAAAGCCTTTGCGGTATTCTCCTTATTTGGAAGGAAAACATCTCCAATAATGTTTTTGGGCATCTTCACGTCTTTAAGCTGTGACGTATACCGCTCCATAACAGTCTTAGCAGCCTGATCGCTGCCCATTACCTTGCTCAGCTTCTCGTATTCCTTATTCAATTCTTTGATAAGGGTAATACGCTCGGCTAATATATCACGTTGAAGTTTAGTGTCTATATCTGGTTCATTCTTATTACCGGTTTTCGTTTTCTTGGTGAAATCCAAATTAAATTCATCTGTAAGTATTTCCTCTATGAGATTTGCAATTTCAGAATTTTCGTTAATGAAACGCCTTGCCAATGCGACTTTTGCATCTTCATTAAGCAACTTGTTACTAAATGCTTTCGTAAATACATCCCTTACTTTTTCTTTTATTTTTTCACCGGATTTGTCAAGAGTATCAATTATCCCTCTTACGCCTTCAAGGATATTGCTTTTTACACCGGAAAAAGTTGTTTCTGAAATTGTAGGGATGTAAACATCCCCTGCAAACACGACATCTCCTCCTATTGTTTTCTTTATTTTATTCAGGAGTTTTTCAAGTTTATTGTAATAGTCTTGCAGCGCTTTCAAAGACCCGGATTCTTTCACGCCTTGTTCGAGCGATTTTAGTTCTTCGCGCATGGTATCGTCAATACCAGTACCAGCTTTCAATAATTTTGCAATTTCAGACTGTATCTCTGGAATCTTTGATACTGCGCGAGTATAAGATTCTTTCAGATTTTTATCCGCGTCTTCATAATCCTTCTGCCAGAAAAACCATGAGTTGTTTTTCGTATCAAGATTATATTGCTGGTCAAGCACAAGCATTGCATCTAAATAATTCTTGTGCTGCTCCAATAAATTATCATATTGCTGTTTCGCCTCTTTTTCGGACAAGTTTGCTTTTATTTCAATACTGAAACCTTCGTTATTCATTTCCTTGACGAGCGCATTCAAAGCCTCCTTGATTTTCGGCTTTGATGTTTTTTCGTCTAAGGTCACAGATAGATTTTCTATTTCAGATACACGAACTTGTCCTTTGTAGTATTTATTATCCGCTTCCTTTTGCGCCTTGCTGTATTCACGCTGTACACTTATCAAATGAGTGAAAAGTTCTATTGCAGTAGTCAGACCAAGTAGAGGAATCGCACCTAAGAATGCCGTTTTCAAAGAAGCTCCAAGTTTTGTTGCTTGTCCGCTCAATCCTGCCATCATCCCTTTTAGTACGCCAAAATGTTTTGCTTGCGTCATGGCATTTTTAGCAGCCGTTCCGAATGACCCGTTCAGAATTTTGTATGATATTATAAGTGATATTATTACTTCTGTTAAAGTTTTACCGACATTTGCAACCGTTTCCCAATTATCAATAAGGGATTTAACGGCGTCAATAGTGCCTTTTAAAGTATCTTCATTAGCCTTACCGATAGAATTAAGCATCACATCAATACTATCCTTCAAGTTGGAAATCTTACCCTGCAAGGTTTCGGCTTGTATTTCCTGCATATTGTAGAACAATCCTCCTTTGTCAGTCAATCTTTGGAAGATATTCTCTATATCCTCAAAGGTGACTTTACGCTTGGAAATCATATCTACAATCTGCGCCGTGGTGTACGCTTCGCCTTTTACTTCTTGAAAGTATCGTTGAAGCTCCCCATACAAATTGATACCTGCTTCCGTAAACTGACGAACTTCTGTACCACGCAAATATGCTGCCGCTTTGACCTGCCCATAAGCAAGGATAAGTCTGCCCATATCCACACCTAAACCAGCAGATACATCGGCAAGTCGTTTTGTCGTATCATATAACTTGTCGCTCTCAATACGGTATGCCGCAAGCTGTTTTGTGAATGTAACCAGTTCCTTAATTTGAAATGGCGACTTTACGGCAAGTTGGACAGTCTTGTTGAAAATTTGGTCTGCCTGTGATTTATTTTGTAAGATTGCTTGTAACGAACGCTGCTGCAATTCAAATTCACCGCGCACTTTTGCCAACTTGCTGATATACCCTTCAATCTGTGACACAGAGAACAACAAAGCAAGCTGACGGCTTAATTGCCCGGCTGTATCCATCAGGTTGCGATGGCGTGTGGCAAGCTGCTGTGATTTGACTCCTGCTTCCGTCAATGCTTGGTTGTGTTTTGCAATGGCTTGGTTTATCTGTTCAAGCATGCTCTTATAGTTCGCATCGGTAGTATTCAAAGATAAACGAGCTTTTTTTAGGTACTCTATTGCCGTGATTTGCCGTTGAAGTGTATTTGCTGTTTTAGAAAAGTCAAGCGCACCCTGTGCGGTTGTATTCTGTTTGTAGTTTTGTGCTTTTGCCAAATCTGCCGAAACCTTATAAGCACGTCTGTCAGCAGCTATTCTTCTTTCCGTCTCTTTTTCTTTAGATTGGGCACGTTGCTCGTCCGTCTTTCGTTGCTCGTCAAGCTCCATCTTCATGTAGCGCATGGCTTCTACCGCAGCCTTTTGTTGCGGCTTTGACAAGTCCATGTTCTCAACGTATTTTTTCAAATCCGAATATCCCTGCTTCAATCCGGATATATTAAAGTTAGCAAATGAACCTTCTCCGATTTTATTGTTTCCTATTCTGTTTAGCAAATCTGCCGCACGTGAAAGGCTTTCGTTCAGAGAAGTAGTCTTTCTTGTAGTCTCTTCCGCACCTTTCCCTGCTCCTTCAAATGGATTACCTTTTATAGCATCTATCTTTTTGGCTAACGAAGTAATCACACTTTCCAATTTACTCGTATCCATTACCACACTGCCAAACCCGTTTTTCAATGCATCTGCTGCTGTATGGGCATGTTTCTCTATCATCTCCAGCTTCTCATCGAAACTATCCAACTTCTTTAATACATCGGGTGTTATATTGAGGAATGCCCCCGCTTCGTTATTTGCCATCGTTATCCTGTTATTTATTGATTATCGGTAATCCCAAATCGTTCAAATTCTTCAAATCATCGGCACTTCCTATCTTGCCGACCTTGTTATTCTTATCCTTGTTCAAGTATTCCACATGGGAGAAATCGAATGAGCTTAACCGTACCTGCCCGACCGTCATTCCCCACAAGTATTCGTCACGAGAGCACCAAGTGTTGGAGCGAAGGAAATCAACCATCTGCCCCCACTCGGTACGGGAGATTATCAGCTTCGTTCCGCTTTCTTCGTCTTCCTCGTCAGGGTCATTTCCCTCACGGTCTGAATCACATTGGTACTCTCGAAAAAAAAATCCGTGCTTATGAGGTTTAGTATTTCGCCAAGCAGTAACGCCCAGTCCTTCATGTCGTACTCTCCCCACATGAGAAGGTCGTAAACCTGCCTGTACTCTTCGGATAGTTCCCTCTTCTCGTAGTCAGAGAAAATCCTTTCTTTGTCATTGAGCAAAGCAAGGGTTATCACGTGTACAACCGCCGGGAGATTCACGGCAAACTCCTTGATTACGTCCCCCATGCTCAACTTCTCGCCTTTGACAATCTGACAAGCCTGTTCCGCAATGAGCCATTGCACTCCTGGCTTCAATCCTGTTATACTCCATTCCATCCCGTGAAGCGTTACAAGGCTTGGACTGTCGTTCATTATCCTTGCAAGACGTTCCATTGATTCATCGGAAACTCTTTTACTTGGTGTAACCCTTGTTGCTTCTACAAGTTTTTTCTTTTCTATGTTTTTTGAGCGTATAACTGCCATAATTAAAAACCAAAAAGGGCGGCGGCATATCAGCCTACCGCCCTGTTCAACAATCTTTTTTACCTATATTACTCTGTTGGAAGAGAATAGTTACTTTCCCAATAGAACGGAGTTTTCAATGGAGCGTTCTCCACAATGTCCCATGAACTTTCCGACCAACTTCCAGCAGAAGAAACCGCCGTTTTACATACATATACCTTATTGTCTTTAATTACAGCATCGCCGATTTCGTATGTGCTTTCTGATGAAAATGCAGGTGCTATGTCAACATCCTGTGCTACTCCTCCGATTTCAATACCTGCGAGCTGTGAGTTCAAAGATTCTATGATAGATTTAGAATCAAGCATGACTTTTGGGTAAACTGCTGCTATAAGCCCTGTTGTTGAATTAGCGTCATCGTCATTAAACACAGTGGCGAACTTCACATACTTGTCTTTGTATGACGATGGAGCGACAAGCCTGTTACCTACAAGCACATATCCGGCAAGGGCCTTAGCTACATCATCTTGCCAATCATTAACCGTTGCAGATACATTCCGTTTCCCAAGTTTTACGATTGACTTGATAGGAGTATCAGATGTTTCCCGTTCAATGTCTGTCCTTTCATTATCATCCTGCGGCAATGAAGTTGTATCACGTAGAACATCTTCAAGGATATAGGAATCACCATTAGCCTCTTCAGTATCAGAGGCTAAAAATTCAGTAACCACAATATACTTTGGGTTTGATAACTTTCTTGCGGTTTTACCTGTAAATGTTACTTTTGCCATAATCTTAGAATATTATCCTGTTAAAATTAAATTACCTTATTATTACTTGAACATTGTACACATTGTAGTAGTAGTTCCTGTTTTGGTCGTAGTCTGCATCACGGAAGTTCACTTCAATCACATAATGTCTGTCATTACATGATTCAATAGCCTTATCAAGCGCAAGTTCCATTCTATACAGCTCCTTTACTGGCTTTGTCCCGTGGCTGTCAACGGATTTTGCATAGAGGAATATGTTTGCAGAGCCTTTTGCATAAGCACCGTAATCTTTGAGTGAGAGTACATCCACAAGCACCATGTCTTTCCAACTGCTGTCAACGGTTGCAGGCATATTCCCGATAAAAAGGTTATCCGAAATCCCAGCTTTCGTGAGAAGCATTGAAAAGAAGTTCTCGGCTCTTGATGTTGTCTTGTATATGTTTCCCATAATCAATAACTACCGTGACTTATTATCCCAAAATTTGCGTTCTTAAACTTTGAAGCAAGTCTTTTAACGTCATCCCTTGCCGTTGCTATCACCTCATACTTGTACTTGTCTTCGACTATTTCACCGTATGGCATTGCCACAGCTACTACCAAGTCTATACCGTCATGCGGTTTATACTTGTTTCGCAGAAAATCTGTAATCGCTTCACGACCTTTAATCGTTTCACCATACCATTTCTTACCTTTCGTAGCTTGAATAGCCGGGAAACCGCTTGCAACCAACTTTCGGTTTACATATACTCCCCATCCGTAACTGTCATGCAGGTTGTGAGAACGGTGCGTATATCCTTTGTTCTGCAACTGGCTATCCACAATTTTCTGTCCTTCACCGGAAAGTAATCTGACAAGTTCTGATATGCGGTCTTTCTTCGCCATAGCCTACACCTCGCTCATCTTAATGTCAACGTGGCAACCTCCCAACTGGCTGTATTCAAGTCCCACGACACGACCGTTAATAGGTATAGCATAATCCTCGCATTTGAAGTTGGTGTTGAACCTTATCGGAAGTTGAGCACCTATTTCGCAAGGGAAGAACACCTTGTAATCAGCCATGATAGTACCAGAATTAATCAGCTTTGCAGCCTGCTGTATGTCACATTCAGTTTCAAGAAGGATGGTCTCTCCCGTAGTGGGGACTTCGGGAGAACTATCCGTCTTTTCATCCCCGAGCAAGTCACCGTCACCGAGAAGGTTTCCGTCACCGAGAAGGTTTCCGTCTTCCGGCTTGTTTGTTATCACGGTATAGAATGTACCATGAAACGGGTATTCTGCTATTGCTTTCCTTTTGAGACGCATAAACTATACATCTAATGAATTTTCATTGACCCAACTCATACTACCCGAATCCATGCTTTTCAACGCTTCTTCTTCACCATACTTTTTGTACAGTGCTTTCAGACGGTCTTTCAAGTTTTGGATTATGGCAGCCGTTACCGTTTCACTACCTATGTCCTGTCTGTAACTGCCATGTTGGAGTGATGATGAAGCCACAGACCACGGACCGTTAATGACAAGCTCGTACAGTGCGATAAGGCAATGGTCTTTAGTGCATTCATCTATTTCAGAACGGTCTGAAATAAACATCAAACCGTTTTCGTATGCGATATTTTCAAGCGCATCATCTTCAAAGACAAATCTCGTAAGCCCATTGAGGTATGCTATCGGGTCAAATGATTTTTCCATAACTACTACGCAATGTATTGTACATTTAATCGTCTGCCTGACTTGTGTCTACAATTACGTGATTACGGAATGTTTTCAGTGCAGGACAAGCTGACATCATTACATCAGTATGCCATTCCTTATACAGCCCGTTGTTTGTTGTTGTATTCACAATCGTGCAGAGACCATCGTTAGCCTGAGCAAAAATCTTGGTTATTACGCTTGAACCATACTTATCAAACATCTGTTTGTCTAGGTTATTGGTGTATTCAAACTCACAAGCATATCCGGCAGGGCGGAGAACAGCAATCTTATCGTCCCAACCTTGTACGAATGTGTCTCCGGTATTGGTAAGATTACGCTCACGTTCTTCAACAATTTCAATTGGAGATACACCGGGATAATCACGGAAAGCAGCTAAGAACAACTCTCGTGTAGTAGGCGCAGTAGCGGTTGTTGCGATGTAAGCTAAAGGATTTTTCTTGAAACTTTCAATCAATTCCTTAACTTCGGCATTTTGCAGCATTACTTCGTAAAACATCTTGCGTGTAACCTGCCATACCATTGCACCTTCATACCCCCATTCTTCACGATATTTTTTCTCCTTTTCCGCCATTTGACTGAGAATCTTACATTTTTCGTCTGTCCAAACTACTGTGCCAGCTTTAGTAAAGTTCTCTGTTGGTATATCAGCCTTATGCAACGGAGCTTGAACGCCACGTGCGATATTTCGGTAGTCAATATGACCTTTAGACATTAACTGTGCAGTCATGAAGTTCATGGTTGCGTCCGCACTATCAAGTTGGGACTGTAATGTATGTACCCAAGCGGCTACCAAATCGGCATCGTTTCCAAACAACTCAAACTGTTGTTCTTTTGCTTCACGTTCCATAGCTGTTTCAACGAAACCGGGAGCGATAAAATCAGGGATGGATGCGGTGTACCAGTGCAGACCGTCCTTATCCATTTGATTACTGTCACCAAGAGGTGCACGCAAATCCATTAAAGGAGCGGCTTTCAAGTCACGTCCTTTCACAGAAAAAGTAGCGATGCCATTAGGAGCGGTAGGTGTGGGAGCACCAGCTTTTACACCTTGAGTCTTGTACCAACCATAATTAGTGTATAGCAGACCTTCTGTATTGACAAAGGATTGCAAGAAACGTTGATTGGTCTTGTCTGAAAAGAATCTTGCATATCTGCTGTTATTAAAATCAAATTTAGGCATAGTTTCGTCAATTTTAAATGTTAAACCAACCCTTAACCTTGCTCTTGTTCAAAGCTTTTAATGCAGCCGAAAGAGGTTGCATACGGTCTTCGTAGAGGAATACATCTCCTAATGCCAATGCAGGAGTGATAAGGTATCTTGCACCATCGAAATCATCTTCGGATGCAGCCGGGTCAAAAACAAAATCAAAGTCGCAGGGAAGGTATGAGTTAGGATTAGTAACCATAGCTTCTTTACCAGAACCTGCTTCTTTCGCTTCAACAAGAACAGATGAAGTTGTTAATGTTCCGAGGGTTGCGCTCAATGTAACTTTCCAAACATCGCCAGCCGTTCCGTCAGTCGCTTTTTCAACGGCTGTAACTGTTACTGCTGTTCCTTTCTCTACCAATGTGGTAGGAGCAACCATGAGAACGTCCCCTACAAACGGAATGAGGGAATACCCGTCTCTTTTCAAGTAAATAACCGTATCAGATGATTCTGATGTAGCTTTTGCAACTGCATACGATTTTAGGATGCGTATTTCGCTTCCATTAGAACCATTACTGGGAATATATTCAGCGAGCGTTCCGGCAAAAGCTCTTGCATTACCTTTGAATGGGTTTTTAACAATTCCACCACTGGTAGGAAATACAAGTGCGTCTTTCCCGCTCATCTGTAGCTTCACGAAGACATAGCGATGACCACCAATGCTTCCGCGAGCCTGAACCAATGCTCTACCGGGAAGATAGCCACTGTTCAATAGGATTTGCTGATAGAAATCTGACATTTTCTTTTTGGTTTAAATGATTATTATTTTTCTTCTCTGTGCGACTGCTTCCTTACGACAGCAACCACATCGGCAAAGTCATCGGTCTTTTCCTTACCGCCTCCCGTGCCGCCCGGAGTGATGTAAGGTGGAGTGTTAGCATTAAACTTATTGTAGCTCTTGACCAGTCTTTCTGTAAGAGCGTCAACGTCAGTTTCAGAATCAATGTGAATCAGTTCAAGCTGGTCGTTAATCCAATCCTCGTTCTTGACTTCTTTCCCTTTTAAGGCTGATTTGAGTTGATTGCGTTTCTCGGAAATAGTTTTGGCTCTTTTCTCTTCCTCACGTTCTGATTTCAAGTCTTGGAGTTCTTTGAGCAACTTATCCAGTTTGCTTTCGTCTCCTTTGTTATCCTTGTAATCATCCTTATCTCCCTTATCATCCTTTGCGGGGTGATTCTTTTCCCACTCCTTTACGAATTTTGAATTGTCGTTCCTGATGTTGTTGTCGTCCTCTTGGAAGTCCTCCAGATAATCGGCAACCGCATCATCCAATTCCAACTCGTCATTACCACTCGCTTTCTCCAACCGCTTGTAGATCCTTTCCACCTTGCCGTTGAAACTTCTCTCACTCATCGCCAAGTTTTTCTTGCCGTTGTTAGTGATTCCTGCTTTCAGTGCTTCTGAAAGCTGTTCTTTCGTAAACTTCATACACTATATGTTTTATAATGATTATATGCGAAAGTAATGCTTTAACAAAAAGATATAACTATAAAAAAATCACTGTATTTATCACTATGATAAATAGACATTGGTTTAAGTATATATTACCTTGTTATTAAGAGGTATTTTTGCTTTTGATGAAAGAGCAAGAAGTACATAATGCGATAGTGAAGAAGCCTTTCCCAGGTTTCCAAACCTACTTTGCTTCAACGAACGTGGATATATGTTTCGGTGCCGGCGGGGTCGGAAACGGGAAGTCATACTCTCTTGTTCTTGGATTCGCTGAACCGTTAATGCTTGACCCTGATTTTAGATGTTTAATAAGTCGTAGAAGCCTTGGGAACCAAAAAGCAGGAGGAGGATTTGTTGATACATTCAAGGACATATTCGGGGAATATGTAAAAGTTAAAGAGGCAGACACGCCACGTATATCATTTCAAAGTGGAGCGTACTGCGATTTGACTTATATAGACCCAACGAATATAGACAGAATGAGGGAGCGCGCGAAAGGATGGCAGTACGATGCGATTGCCATTGATGAGCTTACCGAAATGCCTTGGGAGGTATTTACGTACATTCAATCCCGTAATCGTGGAAAAAGCAAAACATTCACGGGGAAATTCCGTGCGACATTCAATCCTAAACGCACCCATTGGACGAGAAGATTCATAGATTGGTATGTTGGAGTTGACGGGAAGGGTATCCCTGATAGAATAGGAAAAGTCAGATTCTTTTTTGTTGCTGGGTCTACCGTTGATGATGTGATTTGGGGAGATTCAAAAGAAGAAGTTTACGCTAAGTGCAAGATACAGATAGACAGTTTGATTAAAGACTTGAAAGGTAAAGCAAAATATCAAGACTTTATCAAATCGTTTACCTTATACGAGGGCACAGTTGATGAAAATGAAGCTCTAATGGAAGGCAATGCAGGGTACGTTGGTTCAGTTGCCGCTTCTGGTACACGCTCTGCTGCTGGGCTTATCGGTGTAAACTATAATGCAGACCCAGATTCTGACGAAAAGATACCTATCCCTTCCACTTCCGCACAAGGCGTGTTCAACAACAACCCTGCCGTAAACGGTGACAAATGGATTACCGTGGATTTGGCGGATTACGGTACGGATAATCTCGTGGCTCTAGCATGGGATGGATTTCACGCATACGACATTCTCATTCTTAGCAAGTCCACTCCGAGAGAAAACGCTATGGCAGTGAAGACATTTGCATTTGAGCATGGAACAGCCGAAAGCCATATCATTTTTGACGCGACTGCTGGAAGGTACTTCAATGATTACATTCCCGATGCAGTACCTTATATCTCGCTAAATAAACCTTTCGGGCTTTACCAACTTACCGCAATGACAGTCAAGGATATGTGCTATATCAGATTATGCAAGATGATAGAGGAAGGCAACTTGACATTTGACGATAAACTTGCCGTTCAGACTTACACTCATCAAAACTTGAAATATAAAGTGACGATTGAGAACGAGTTTATGGAAGAATGTTCCGTTGTGCGGTTTGACGATATGCAGAGTGGGAAGAAGCGGCTTTGGAACAAGAAGAAAATGAACCAAATGTTAGGGAAAGGCAGGTCTATGGACTTGTTGGACCCATGCGCAATGAGGATGTTACCGTGCGCTAACATCGAATACGGGAATGAAATTCAAGCAGGGTATTACAATCACGAGGAAGAAACCAAACAAGCGAGCCATACACAGACAGAAGGAAGTATTTACGATGAACATTTATGGTATTAGGTTAGGAAATGATTAGTTACAATGATATAAAGGATATTATCAATTCCCTTAAAACAGAAGGAATTGAAGCAAGATTAAGAGACGTTGCCTATTTGGTGATGTGCGATTCTTTTGTGGATAAGGACCTTGCTGCCAAGGTTGCTTACCAAGAAGATGAAAAGCCTTCAAACAAGGTGTTATCCACGCTTGCCGAGAAACTGAAACCTTTCGGCATCGGTGCTATCACTACCATATCTAAAGATGAGAACCGAGAAGCGTTGCTGAAAGAAATATCGGAGATGAAACAGATTGCTGACGATGCGAAAGCAAGTGGAGATTCAGACACTTTTATCAAAGCAAGTAAGGTCGTATTGGATGCACGTGTAAAGCTAAACGACAAGTTCAACATTGAGGAAGAAGAAGGACAACGAAGAATTATTGTTGTTCCGCAGAAACATGACATCATCTGTAAATGGACTTCGAGAGAGTGTTCTGCCATGCCGAGCAAGGAAGCATGTATGAAGTATTACAACCTAATTGATGCGGACAAATGACACGGGAAGAGAAAAAGTTATATTTATTACGGAACATAAATGCCTTGTTGCAGAAGAAACCGTTTTTCAGAGGAAGTGACACTTGCTCTACAAACGACTATTCCGACGGTCAGTCCGCAGCTATTACCGATACACGCACGGCAAGGCTTCCGAATGTAAAAAAGAATATCGTTTCGCAGGAAAAGTTTCTGAAAGAACTTGACCCGATGAGCCATGAGGTATTATTTGATCAAAACTTGCCGAGCATTTGCGTGAAGTTAGAAGATGGGGGATATCAGGAAATCAAGTTCCAGCGCACGGCATTAGCTTTCCAAGAACAGATACTGGCGAGCCACGTAATCTACCTTTGCGGGAATCCCTGTACATTGTCTTTAAGAGGTGGCACTCCTTCCGAGAAAGATAAAGCCAACTATTCCACAATCAAGGAGTATTGGGTAGACAGGAATATGGATGGATGGCGTACAAAGGCAGTCCGTTCGCAACTTGCAACAGGCGATGCAGGACTTCTGTTTTATTATGACTATAAAGGACGTATCAAGTGCCGCCTGATAAGTTATGAAGATGGTTACGTAATCATATCACACAATGACAACAACGGTGACAGGCTTCTTGAAAGTGTCTACTATGCCGATGCGGACGGTGTGGAATACATTGACAGTTACGATGATACCTACATGTACCGTATGCACACACCGATAGACGGTGAAGAAGCAGGCGAGGACGGTTTTGTAAGAGAACTTCCTATATTGCACGGTTTCAGCGAGATACCATTGTGTACCAAACGCGGTAATGTGGCGTGGAACAACGGCCAGAGCCTTATCGAGATTTACGAAATTATCTACAACATCTTCTTTGTCATTCAGAAACGGAACGGTTGGGGCATTCTGTATATCAAAGGCAATTTGTCAGAAACGACAAAGAAACTTGCAGGGAGTATCATTTTGCAAGACAAGTCAATGGACGGTAACGGAAGTGCAGAGTTCAAAGCACCGCCCAGTCCGCAAGGTATGCTTGACAGTCTGCAAGATTTGTTCGAGAAGATACAGATAAACACCTCATGCACATTTCTTTTGCCTAAAGATGTCAAGTCAAGTGGTGACATAAGCGGACTGGCTATTACGCTGACCCGTGATTTAGATTTAAAGAATGCCCAGCAAGGGGTTATCGAGTGGCAGAATTTTGCAGACAAGATGATGCGCCTGTTCAAGGAGGGATTAGCCAAAGAATTGGTAAAAAAAGGCGAAAACGTAAATGCCATTACAGAATTTGACAAACTTCGTGTCAGCTGTAAGTTCAAGATATGGCAGCCGTTCAGCGCAACTGAGTATAACAACATGCTTATCTCAATGAAACAGGCTGGTATTCTCTCCACGAAAACGGCTATTGAAAAGAACACGGAGAGCACACCCGATGAGGAGCAACGAGTGACTAAGGAAGTTAAGGAAGCAGAAGAAAAGGTGATTGCCCAACAGCAAGCCAACAAAACGAACAAGCAGGAAGGAGGTAATAATGAATAAACAAGTGATAAACATAGATGCCAACTTCATTAAAGAGATTGCCAAAATGCAAGAGCGAATTGATGAAACAGATAACGCAATTTTCAATCTATTCATGAAGATACAAGACGTTAATCGACTTGATATTATGTATGATGGTGAGAATAGAGATCTGTACCATCACATTTATATGTTCATCGAATATGTCCTGCATAAGTTTCCAAATATATACGAAGAATTCAGAGAAAACAAACAACACAAGTAATGGAGAAACAGAGCCTATACATATACAAGCTGGATGCACATGGGGAAAAAGTCAAGTTTCCCAACGAAACCATGTCTGCAAAGCTGGGTGAATACACTTACACGGCACAGCGCATGGCCGGCACTCCTACGCTTACCGCCACGCTCAACTATCCGTCTTGCTTGGATGAAGAGTGGACTGGAGAGGAATTTGTGGAGTTCAGAGGTGAGAGATACTATGTCGACCAAACCCCTACATCTTCAAAGGACAACAAGAGCATTATGTATAAGCATGAACTCCAGTTCGTTTCAGAACGTATCGTATTGGAGAACGTGTATTTCATGGATGTGGTGACAACTGGAACAGATACTTATCATTCCAACTCTACTTCTGTGAAGTTCATGGGAGACATAAACGAGTTTGTAGGTCGCCTTAACGCTTCAATGGCAAAATCGGGTATCGGATATTCGGTAGTTATAGATGATGATATTACTTCCGATTCCAAACTTGTTTCACTTGACAATGTGTATCTTGCAGAAGCGTTACAATCCATATATACCATATACGAACTTCCTTATTACTTTGTAGGTAAGGTTTGTCACATAGGATATACAGAGAATGTAATTTCTACTCCCTTCGAGTATAAGAAAGGGCTTGTATCAATAAAAAAGACAAACGCCAATTATAAAATTGTCAATCGCGTTACTGGTGTTGGTAGCTCTGATAATATCCCTTTCTACTATCCGAATGATGATGAAAAAGGTACTATAGAACGTACACAAAACCTTATGCCTTCCATTTACAGACAAACAAATGGAGCGGAAAGATTCTACAATGCGCTTAACGACACGTATAAGATACCCGGCACAAATGATTACTACTCTTTCAAAAATACATTTTCTTCTAAGAAGGTAAAAGAGATAAAGGTAGATTTCAGCGATATAAAGCCTACCATAGAAAATGTGACAAACGCTTCGGGACAGTTATTTGGTGAGATTGCGGATATTGCTTTTGATGCTAATGATAGTGACGAACTCGGAACCGGAGAAGGGAATAATATATTCAATGATACAGATGAGTATGTACATTCTTATTTCTACATAAAATTACATATATATAATGGAGATTACGGCTTTAACCTGTTCGAACAGGGTTTGGAGGGTGGTACGGCTGTAATCAATATGACTACGGGTAATTGCGCTGCTTGCGAGTTTGAAATAGGAGTTACCTATAAGGACAATGAACCGGGAAGGGTATTCAACCCTGTATTGGTGGATTCTTCCGGGAACTTACCGGCAGGAGATTTTGAGCAGAAGGTTACTTCACAACCATCCCAATATGTAGAAAGCCAACAAAACACTTCTACAAATGAAGTTTGGATTGCAGTAAAAAAGGACAATACCACTTTCGGAATTGTTATGCCTAATGCCACCAATAACTATAAGCCTTCTGTCGGGGATAAATTTGTGATTACAGGCATTAAGATGCCCAAGTCCCTTGTACTCGCTGCTGAGAAGAGATTGGATGAAGCATTGATAAAGTATATGTCAGAGAATAATGACGAAAAATTCACATTCTCTGTCAATTTTTCCAGAGTATTTCTTGCAGACAATATTCAATTAGCAGAATTACTAAATGAGAATGTTCGCATGTATATAAAATACAACGAACATGAGTATCTTATGTATGTAAATTCATTTACTTGTAAAGCGGACAAAAATTGCTTATATGACATATCTGTTGAATTAACAGACAAATTATCTGCAAATGTTTCTGCATTACGAAGTACTATTACAGAAATTGCAGGCGATATCATAGGTAATACATTGGGAGGGAATAGTATTTCTACTACTGATATCTTAGCAAAAGTCTCTCGACATTTTCTCAGTAAAACACAAGATGACCGTACCCCGCACAAGTTATCCTCTGACAAAGCTTTTGAAATAGGGAAATTTGTCAGTGGTAGTACAGGTGGTATCATAATGGTTGATAAGGAAACAGGTCAAACCTATGCGGAGGTTGATAAACTGAAAGTCCGCATGAAAGCCTATTTCGAATCATTGGAGATACAAGATGTAAATTCTGTAGGTGGAAAGATACTTCTAACTCCGGGTGGTGCTGTTACGCTTATTGATGTTTGGACCAAGGGCACCATTGAACAAACGCCCATACTTTCAATGGCAGACGGGAATCCTATATTGCTTGCAGATGGCAGTGAACTCCAATTGATGGATAAAGAAACGGTAGACAATGGCGTCCCCGAAGGCGTGTACAGATGTTTCTTCCTTGCCGAGCAGGACGGTGTGGAAGTGGAGAACCGCTTCCGTGCAGGTTTCCAGGTACAGAGCAAAAACTTCAACATACAAAAACCGGGAGAATACCAACAGGTAGCGAACCATTATTATTGGCGTTTATGTGTAGGGGCAAGCAAAGAGCCTATCAATGTCGGCATATACAAATTGCACTATATTGACCTCAGCATGGCGGATTGCGACACAGGCAGTGATATTCCGGCAAAGGGTGATACTGTAGCCCACCTTGGTGCACGAATCAAATGGAAAGGCATTGACAATAAGGACGTGACGGATGAAAGCAATATTGACGCACAGAATGCCATTGTTTTCTCTTCTACCGATGTGTTCAGTCCGAGTGTTACTCTGTATCACGGTATAGACTCCTACTCCTACTTGAACAAGGAGTATGTTGAGTATGGTGTAGACAAAACTAACAACAAGGCGTTTTTCCATGTATACGGTAATGCGTATATTGGAGACCGTGATGGTAACAGCTTTGTTAAGTTCACCCAAGGTGAAGGCGTGGAATTGAAAGGAAAGCTGTCGGTCGGTACTACCATCGGCAATGGAGACACCATCGAAGATGCTCTCAAAAAAGCATCTGAAAAGTACATTGAGGATTTAGACCCTCTGAAAGAGTACATCAAGCAGGAAATAGATAATATCCAGAATCAGGTTGACGGTGCGATAGAAACATGGTTTTACGACCCGGTGCCCACCCTTGAAAATCTTCCCGCATCCGATTGGGATACAGATGAGAAGAAGAACAATCATTTGGGAGACCTCTATTACAGCAAGGAGGGAAAAGCATACCGGTTCCAATATGAACAAGAAAAGGGATGGTATTGGAATGCCATTACCGATACGGATATTGTCAAGGCTTTGGAAAACGCTCAAAAAGCACAGGATACCGCAGATGGGAAAAGACGCATCTTTGTGAGACAACCGCAGAATTCGGACGCATACGACATAGGTGATATGTGGGTAAATGCGACCTATGGTAGCACTTACAAGGACGATATGCTCAGAGCGAACACTTCAAAAAAGGCAGGGGAAGCATTTAGTATCTCCCATTGGGAGCTTGCATCAAAATACACTGATGACACTTTGGCGCAAGAAGCAAAGAAAATAGCCGAAGAAACGAAGAAAGCGGCTGAAAAGCTGGACAGTACTGTAAGTTCAATGAAGGACTTTACCGATGAAGCATTCAATGATGGTATCGTAGACAGAGGGGAAGCGGCTGCGATTAAGAAATACCTGAATAATATTGATTCCATCAAAAACGATGTAACAGAATCCTATAATAAGATTATAGAGAATGAGCTTCTTGATGAAGGCGTGGTAAAGACGGAGTTGGAAACTGCGTACCGCTTGTTCAATAACTCGGCACAGGAGCTTATAAACACCATTAACGGTGTGATTCAGGACGGTAAGACCACAGCTACCGAAGTGGCTATGGTGGATGGCAAGTATTCAGCGTTCAACTTGAAGTACGGTGATTTTATTGCCAATGTCAACGCCGCGAACAATTATATACAGGGCAAGCTTAACGAATCCATCAAGGAAATATCGAAGAATATAGGAGATATATCCTATCTGACGAAAGCACTTAAGGAATATACCAATATTGAGGGTGGTCTTATTCAATCCTCATTGTTAGCTTTAGGATACACCTCGGAAAGCGGTTTCAAGATAATGAGCGGTACGAACGGTGTACACCAATCCGACAAGCGTGGCGGAGGTATTGCTTCCTGGTGGGGAGGTTCCATGCTGGACAAATTCGATTACCCGGAAAGCAGCGCGCCGGAAAACGTTGCCAAAGGTCTTGTGCGCTTTGACGGTACGGGTTACTTTGCCAACGGTGCACTTTGGTGGGAAGAAGATGGTACACTCCATGCAGACCCGTTGTCATTCTTTGTCGGTGAGGAAACGGTCGGTGTATTACTGTCGGCATTTAAGTTCTTGCGCTCGGCAGAATTCAAATATATATTGGAACCTCAATATCCGTTCACTCATATAAAAGCCATCAATTCTGTCCAAATCGGTAATGCCATGCTGAAATATGACGCGACCAATAATGCCGTATATGTAGAGAAGGATGATGGGTCTATGGTTAATTTCTACGCTACGGGTGACCTTGCTGCGTTTGGTTCGACAACCGGTAGTGGAAGTGGTGCTACCTCATTGGGCATGCTGGACGATGTAGACCTGGTTACTCCTCTATCGGAAGGACAGGTATTGACGTACGACTCGATTAAAAATAAGTGGACGAATAAAAAAGGCGGTGGCGGTTTGGATATAGATGCCATGTGGGATGAGCTTGCCAAGTCTGACACGTCCAAGAGAATCCATTTTTCCCACATACCGGACTTGGGCAGTGTATATGCCAAGCAGGTAAAGCTGGGCACAACTCCTTACAATGTATCCAATGGGGTGATATCTCTTCCTGCGTACCCGACAAAACTGTCCCAATTGGAGGATGATATTATAACAGGAAAGTATCTGCCTTTGGCAGGTGGGACGATAACAGGCAACCTTGCGATAAACGGAACTATGACTACTAATAATATAGTCCTGAACAAAGCCGGGAATTTTGGTAACAAAATAAACTTCGGTGACGGTGATTACGTATACTTGAAGGAGGCGTCTGATGATACCTTGACTATCTACGGAAGCAAAAAAATATCCCTTAATGGTTCGGGATTCGGTTACAGTTTCGGTTCTGATGGGCTGATTCCCACATCGGGAAGCAAGAGCCTTGGCGGTGGATGGAATAGCAATATGTGGAGTACTGTTTGGGCGAATAAGGTTGGGTGCACCATAATTGGTAGTGAGCCTGATAATGCTCACGATGGGGGTAGTCCTTGGAATGGTTTATCCTTTGCAGGGAATGACAATTTTGTGCACATGTCGGGATATTACGGTATCGCATTCTACACTTCGGCAGGGCGTGTAGCTCAGTTCCAGTCGGACGGTATTGTTAATATCAAGAATCTCTATTGCTACAACAGTCTTCAATGCAGAGCATCATTCGTAAGCACGATGACAGACCGTTGGCAATTACAATGGCTGATATACTTCAATCCGGACAATGCCGTATTCAGGGCTAACCAATTGTCCTTGATGATGCACGACTCCTGTAGACCGATTCTTAGTTGGAAGGATACACTGGACGGTGTTGGATGGCAGACAAGATACACCATTGGCACGTATCGTCCTAATTACGACACATGGGGAACCATGCTGATAGCAGTGTCTAATGATGATGGAGGTAACAGCCCGGGGATTAGATTGGAGCTCGAGGCATCTAATAACAGGGCGGTTGTCCAGGGTTCGTTCCTTGCAAGCGGTGAGATTACCGCTTATTCGGACGCCCGCTTAAAATCAAATATAAAACCGCTACGGAACAGAGGGTTCATTACCCCTGTCAGCTATATCAAGGATGGAAAGGAAAGTATAGGGTTTATCGCACAGGACATGATAGAATTGTATCCTGAGCTGGTGTCTAAAGGCAGCTCGAAAGAACACTACCTGTCCGTGAACTATGCCCAATATACGGCAGTATTGCAGGCTCAGATAATTGAGCTGCACAAAGAGATTGATGATTTGAAACGTAAATTTATAAATTAAAAACTATGGTTACATTATTGATTGTTTCGATTGTTCTGTTTGTATCCTATATCGGATATACAGTCGGGATGTATGGCATCCCTGCAAGTATCAGTGACACATACTATCGGCTTGGAAAGAAGGGTTGGCTGTTCACGCTCTTCTGTCTTGCCGAATCTTCCCTGCTGGTTGCATCGTTCATTGAAGCCAGCAAGGAAGAATACCAATTCCTGGCGTTTATCGCAAGTGCATCATTGGCGTTTGTCGGCTCGGCTCCCTTGTTCAAGGAGGATTATAACCGCAATATCCATTATGTAAGCGCGGGAATCTGCGCGCTTGCCTCTCTTGTATGGCAAGTGTTGATGAGTTTTTGGTATGTTCCTCTTATAACCTTCCTTGGCGGTGGAATCGTATTGGCATGCCTTAAGTTCAAGAAGCCTGTGTTTTGGATGGAGATGTGTGCCTTTATCTCGACTTATATAACCCTGTTACTACTCTACTGATATGGCTAACTCGGACGGAATCATTACCCAACCGGTACGTCTCTACGAAGATGTATGCAAGGTTCTCGGAGTCTCCGATACCCGGCTATCTTATGTCTGCGGGAACTCTCATGGGAGGATAAACTCATTTTCCAAAAAGAAACCGGTCCGTCTTAAGACGCCGTTTCCAAGGATTGCATCGGGTGGCGAATGGGTAGATAGTTACCTGTATGTAGACTACCAAACAGAATGGTGGCGGAGCTCGAATGGATATTGCGGATTGGATATACCCGACACGGATATATTGGTAAGTCCGACTCAGGACAAGACTGACCCGAGCTATGGCTATCTGCCACCGCAAGGCGGGAGTGAGTCATCCTATAGGCTTGCTGACTTTGACGGCTATAATCATTATGCCAATAAGGACTTGGTATCCGTCTATCCTCCACAGAAGATAATCCAAAACAAAGGGTTCAGGTTTACGGTACAAGTTAACAGACCTCAAGAAGGAGAGTTGGGCTTGCTTGACATATTCAAAACGATAAACGAGAATGTCAAACTGATTATAAGCATGAGAAGTCCGTCTTCTGCAACATTGTATCGGGTCAAGGAGCTTACCATGCAGTACGGCAGCACTGTAATTGATGTGCCCGATTCAGAGGCTTCTTTGGGTGCCAATGTAGGGAGCCAGGTTTGGTTTCACATCTACGCATCTGACCATATAGGCAGGCTTAAGAGCTTGAAATTCACTCCTGATACAAGTACGGTATTCAGTTCTACGGTTGTATCGTCCATGCCTTATGATTACTTCTACAGGGGTGAGATGATTAGGTCCGCGAACAATAACTATGTGTATTACCTGTTCAACATTACATTCGGTATTACTGCCGCTTATGGTTCGGGCGGCACACTTGCTGCCGGTTCTTACCTCAAATTCTTTGAATTCAAGAGCGATGATACCGATTACAATGCATGGGAGATAGCCTTGTGGGAATCCGGTAAGATGCCGGCATTGACGGTCAAGGCGGGTGAGCAGGCTCAATTGCCATTGGAGCATATGTATACGGTACAGGTAAGCAGGGAACCGTTTAAAACCGGTGTCATTATATGGTATGGGTCTAACGGGCTGGAACTTGCCCGGATGAAGAAGGATATCCGAATTGGAGACCCTCGCAAGATAGCGCAACTTAATGATTAATTAAAACAGATATGGAATTAGTAAAAAAAACAGAGAATCTAACCCGCACGTACAAGGACGGAAGTTTGGATGAGAGCAGAGTGAATGATATTCAGTATGTGATAAAAAACAACGGTACGCCTATAGGTTCTGCGTCCATCAGTGCTTATGCTGTTAATATCTCAATGAATATAACCGGGGATATATCACAGTTGGAAGAGATGGTGAGAAACCTCTTATCAACCATCCCCAAGGAAGGAGGTGCAAAATGAAAATCAATGAAATCATCAGAAAAATGAGTTTTTTGCAACTCGTGCCGCTGAAATCGGATGAGGGCGCGCCGCTTGCCAATAAAACGAAGGTGAAGATAATCTTGAATTTGGTAGCCTACGAAAAGGCAATGGAGAGCTTTAACGAGGATATGCGCGGTATCTATGCCAAGCTGAAACCCGAAGGTTATGATGCCCAAGCCTTTCCACGAGTGAATGAATTGGAGAAGAAAGAAAACATAAGTAACGAAGAAAAACAGGAACTTGAGTCGATTAAGCAGAGTGAGGAATACCTCTCTTATGTTGAAATGAAAAAAACATTGATGCGCGAGTTTGAAGAGGCAAGAGAATGCGCTTCGGCAGACAATGACTATACAGTCAGCGAAAGGACACTCACGGACGATGATTTGGTTTCCATTGCGGAAGTTATCCCTTCGGATAAGGAGTTTGCAATCGGTAGGAATGAAGACGGGGAAATCAAGGTTAATGGTATCACCGTATTGGCGGAGATTGGCAGAATGTTTATAATGTAAAACAAATAATTATGGCAGGAAAAACGATTAACGAGCTTGACGCACGGACAACACTGAACGGTAAGGAAAACATACCCTTCCAGGAAGGGAATACAAACGGAAGATTATCTACCGATACGTTGAAAAGATACGTGGCACCTGATTTAACACCTTATCAGAAAACCGTAGACGCTGATAAGAAGTATCTGTCTGCCGAAGCTATTGACGATATAACATCAATATTATAGTTATGAGAATAAATTATCAGTCCGATTTTAAAATCATAGAGAAAAACCTGAATGGAGACCTGAAAACTCCTTTCCGGTTTACTTATCAGACAGCATTGTCGAAACCCGTTGTAGCCTCTTTTGACGGACACGACTACAAGAACTGTCGCAGGCTGGATGATGGCAGCCTGTTGGTTGTGTTTGATAATCATGGCATGCGTCCGGGCAACCTGACGGTCAGACGCGAGTATTACCTTACTGATGCTGATTTTGCTGATGGTATCTGTAACCTTGTATCCATGGAGTTTACAGGCATCGTTCTTGTCAATGGCAAGTCTGATGACAGTACAGGTACAATTGACGTTTATCCAAACTACCAGAAAGGCGATAAGGGAGACCCAATGACATGGGAATCCATGACAGAGGAGCAGCGTACCGAATTAAAGGACTCTGTGGTAAAGGATGTGCAGAATGAGATGCTTTCTTCTTCTCCAATTTCCGATAAGGAATACGAAGATGTATTGAGTGGTTCCCTTTAATCGGAAACCGATAAGAATAGATTTACAAAATTAAAATAAGAATTATATGGCTAAAATTCATAAACTTACCAAAGGCGGGCAGACTATTTATCCTGCTACAACCACTGATGCGGTGGTACATCCAACTAGTCGTAAAAACCTTACGGAAGAACTTTCCAAATTAGAGAGTAAAACAGAAAGTTTAAGCAAAATAACAGGCGTATCTTCCGCTGTAATAAAGTTTAGTAAACAATATGAACTAAAAGAACTTCCATTTACTATATTTCGTGGTTCTGTAATTAATTTATTAGGAGATGTATCCACGATTACTTGTAGAACCAATAAGGAGGATTCGGATTACCAAACAGTAATGAATGGGACTATTGCAGATAGAGATATTCGATTTGTAAAAAATAATAATGTTATATCTGATATGGTTATATTTACTTCCGAAGATGGTGGTATTTATAACAATTTAAAAAAACTAATAGCAGATGTAAGCGGTTTTATAGCTTTGGATGCTGTTATTGATAATTTTTTTGATATTGTTCCGCAGTTAATATCCAGCCAAACACTAGAAACCGGACGTGTTAATTATACAGATGGGAGTACAACATCAAACGGCTTTCATTATAAAATTTCTTTTAATAAAGGGGAATATAAAAAAATCAAAGTGAGAATATATTCTCCTTATATTGGAGGTGAAACTAATATAGGTTATGCATTTAAATCTTCAGAAGGAACATATATAAGTGGAGGAACGGCAAAATTTTTAGAAGGGAATGCAATGTATTCAATGGAAATAATAGATGTTCCTGAAAATGCAGAAATGTTTGTAAACACAGCACCATCGGATAAAAATATACCAGAAGGGATTGTTTTTATAAAAAGCGGATTGATAGAAAGTGTTTTATCAGAAATTGATGCTATAAAAAAAGATGTAGCTATTAATTTAAAATCTGCTGAAAATTTAACCATGGGGTTATCTGCAACTCAAAAAATTGTAGGACTTAAAAAAGCAGTAGAATTATCGTTTGATACAGCTTATCAAATGGTAGAACTTCCATTTCTTATCAATTCAGGAGAAAAAATTTGTCTTTATGGAGATGTATCCACGATTACTTGTAGAACCAATAAGGAGGATTCGGATTACCAAACAGTAATGAATGGGACTATTGCAGATAGAGATATCAAATTCATAAAAAACAATTCTTCAAAAGGCAATTTAATTATTTATGTAAAAACTGAAAGTCTATTATCAAAATTACCTGTTCATAAGATTATAGATACAGCATTTATTGAAATAGGAGGCTTTTTAACCATAAAGGAAACTAGCAGAAAAGTTGCATTGTTTGATATTAAAAATAAATTTAATGTTAAAATACATATTCCTAAAGATGGTAATAAGTATAGTCTAACCTATGCTTATTCAGAAACGGATTCTTTGAAAAACGGTTCTAAGCTAATACTGCCTGACGAATCTATCATAGGAGAATCTATTGAAAGGACTTTAATAGTTAAAAATACAAATAATTATCATTATGCAATAATTACATTTGATGAATCTAAAACGCCGACAGCCCATTTGGAAGATTTAAATTCACAAATACAATACATAAATAAAAATACTGAAAAAATTTTAGCAATAGAAAAATCTTTAGCAAATAATAAGAGGGCTGATATTGTATACAAAGTAAGACCTGCCAAAATTCTATGGATTGGAAATAGCTTTTCTGATTTATCCACAAATTTATTGGGGCGTTTATTCAAGAAAATTGGTTTTGATATAGTTGTTGGGCTATCTTACCAAGGAGGGGCAACATTAGAATTTTACGATAAAGCTAAAGAATCAAATACATCAAAATCTTTATATTTAAAATATAAAGATGGAGAATGGCTTAACACTATGCAAAATGCTCCAAGTAATACATTGATAGATAAATTAAATGATGAAAATTGGGATATAATATTTTTTCAGCAGGGAAGCGCTTCATCCGGATTATACAGTACATATATACCTTATTTTCAATCATTACAAGAATGGCTTCCTAAGAGAATACAGTCTCTAGGATATAAAGTTGGATGGTTAATGCCTTGGGCTTGGTCGGATAAAAGAATATCTGAGGTAGGTGGGAATTTAGATGGTGGTCTTAATAATGAAGAGATGTATGCTAATATTGCTTCTGCAACTAATCAATTAATTGATAATTTTGGAGATTACATAAACATCTTTTGTCCTTGTGGAACAGCAGTCCAAAACCAGTTTAATTATTATTCTCAAGATGATTTATATGGATCGTCAGGCGATGGCCAACATCCTTTGGATAAAGGATACTATGCGTCTACGTGTACTCTTTTTCATAAAATTGCAGAATATTTATATAACAAAAATCTTAATGATATTGTATGGAGCGAGGAATTAGGAGTTGATAAAGATTTGTTTGACAAAGCTAAGGAGTCGGCAATAAATGCTATTAATAACCCATTTAATAAAACCGACTTGTAGAAACTCCCTGCTGCCTGAGAAGGCATGCAGGGAAAAAACTTATGCAACAACCTCACTAGGCCTGTTGCTATGAAAAACACATGCAAATATAGTATTAATCTTAAAAACAGACAAAATGAAAGATGTAATTTACAACTTTATCCAACAACACATGATGACACACATCGTGCTGATTGCCTTATGTATCGCTGTCACTATTGGGGCTATGTTTATAGACCTATTGACCGGAGTTATGAAAGCCAAACAGCGCGGTGAGGCAAGGACATCGACAGGTTACAAGAAAACGGCTGTTAAGGCAAAGAAGTACTTCACACCGTTCTTGGAGTTGTGCTTTATCGACTTACTATGCTGTGTCGTTATCCCTTTCCCTGTCTTCTCTATGATTTGGACAGTCTATTGTATATTCTGCGAATTTATATCGGTAAGGGAAAAATCATGGGAAAAGGCGGAATTGAGGAAAGCGGAGAAAACGATGAGTGTTATAATTGAAAACAAGGAAGATATCGCAAAATTGGCTGCACAGATATTATTTGAATCCAAGAAGGAGGAAAAAAAGGAATAAAAAAGCCGGTATCGCTATACCGGCATAGTTATCGTCATATCTTTTATGAAAAGCAGTATAATTAAATACTGTCGCAAACATACATAAATTATTTAAATATAAAAAATATATAATATGAAATTAAGAGTGGAAAGATTATGGAAGAAACCCGCTTATACGGTGGGCAGACTGTTCGTAGACGGGAAGTTTTTCTGCAACACGTTGGAAGACACCGTCCGTGATTTGAGCAATGAAAAGAAGGTATATGGCAAAACCGCCATCCCTTACGGAGAATATAAAGTGGTATATAACTGGTCTCCCAAGTTTGGCAGAAACCTGCCACGATTGCTTAACGTCCCTGCCTTTGAAGGCATCTTGATACATCCGGGGAATACTGCCGATGACTCTGCCGGCTGCATACTTGTCGGAAGGAATACGGAAGTCGGGCGATTGACCGAATCCCGATATACATCCGATAAGCTCAATGTGCTGATAGAGGATGCACAGAGAAGAGGCGAAAGTATTACAATTGAAATCGTTTAACAATTAAATCTACAATTATGGCATTAAAGGATATAACCGGCAATTTTGCAGCATCCGGCTCCAATCAGGAGTATAAGTTTCAGCCTGCTGCGTCTACATTTGGTTTGCAATTGGTATTCGATACACATCCGTCCAAGGTGGTATTGTATCAGAGTTTGGACGGTGAGAATTGGGTGGCGTTTGTAGTCGATTACGGTGTCGGGTCGGTTTGGCAGAAGAACATCGAAGGTGTTATTGGTGAGCAGCATATCAAGATTCAGTGCAATGTTAAGCCTGTCAAGGCATTAATTTTGGAGTGATATGAAGGTTAACACAATATCTTTAAATTCGGTGCGGTTGAATACAATCGCACTGAATCACATTGGCGAAATCCGTTCGGGTGGCGGTGCTTCCAAGCCTTCCCCTATCCCTCAATGGATAAGGGAGCATATCTCATTCTATTATGACATGAGCAAACCGATGGATGTGTATCACACTAATTTTACAAAGTGGCGTAAAGGTCCGATTGGTAAAGCTATCGGTAAGCAAACAGAGAATGAAATCATTCTCAATGGAAGAAGAAACGAAGGAGATACTGATTTGGGCTACTATATAAATGATAAATCTTTGTTTTTAACTAAAGGTGATTTAATCAAGGTAGAAGGAGCTTCAAATGAGGCTAAAATTAAGGTGATTGTACAAAAGAACGATAATCAATGGGTAAGTGCTTTTGATGGTACAGATGAAATTGTAAGCGATGGTGTATATAAATTTAGCTTGACTCCCATTAATTATAAAGGTATAGAAATAGCAATAATAGGTGTTACCACTTACTCCAACCTCAAGATAACTATTCTTCCTAGCGGTACATCTGTTCCCACCAATGATATACTTAAGGTATCGGGGTATCTACAGGACCTGTCAGGTCGGAAAAGGAATATGAAGTTAACCAACTTTCTCTTCGACATGATGAGCGGTGTAGATGGGTATAAGAATGAGGCGTTTGTTAAAGTAAATGATGTAATTGATATTAGATTCGACCATATAAATGGCAGACAAATTAAAGGGAAACCGGCACAAGATTGGGACAAATTCGGGTATTATAGAGCTAAAAACATGGTTGAAAGAATAATCTATTGCAAATGGCATGTTGAAGGGATATTAGACGATAATAAAGTTTACGTTGCCCAATATACTGCATACGACAATAGAGTTGAGTTACATAATGGAGATAATTATATAGAATTAGATACTAATCAAGGTAAAGTTGGATATAATTATATATCTGTTATCTCCGATCAACCCTACTCCACAGACATCACCATTACTCAGATACCCGAATATCCCGGTGCATTAGTGACAGATGGTGTAGATGATTACGGATTGGTAGAGAATCTGAGTAGTGGAGTGAAGATGCTGTTTATGACGGTTAATCCGATAGGGGACTATAATAGTCGAAAAGACTATTATTCGCAAATCAAAAAATATGGTGACGATTTCAGGGTAATTGCTCACCCGAATGACATTGCGTATAATTACGAAAATCCAAATAATGTAACTTATATAAATGGTGTATTGAACAAGTCTATTTATCCTGAAGAGTTATTTGATATAAAACATACTTTTACAATTGTAAACAATGCAGTCCCTCTTAGTGAGGATAGGACATGCGTTTTTTCTAGATATAATCTAGGTGGTGATTATTATTCTAGAATCGCCTTCTACAACTCCATAGCCTTCGACTCCATACCAACAGAGGCAGACGGATTCACAGAGCAAGAATTAATTGATTATGTATTAACTAATATAATTGGACAATGAGATATACAATCGTTACAGTGGAATGGCTGACCCAACATGGATTGTTGGCACTTCCGACAATGCGAAGCAACGCAGACGGTACGAAAGTAGTGCTGCATGAGGAATTCGTTAACCTCTTCCCAAGGGACTCCTTCCCCACCTACAGAATGGATGACCCCGAATTTGTACAAATCATGGAATCGGAAGAATGGAATCACGAACCGCAACCTTATAGTGCTGATTACATATTGGCTGCATCCGCACAAAACATGGTGGAATCCGCCAAAAAACAGATACAGACATTGAGCCTGACAGACAGCGAATCCCTGAAGGTTAAATCGCTGTATCCCGATTGGGCGGAATATATAGACGAATCCTTATCCAAGGGGGATAAGGTTAATTACAAGGAACACCTGTATAAGGTCCGGCAAGATATCCCTATGGTTTTGGAGAGCCAATATCCCGGCATGGCTACGGCAGCACTCTACGAAGTGGTTGTAGAGACCGCATCAGGCACCAAGGATGACCCGATACCTTATACACCTCCTATGGAGATATTCAGAGACAAGTACTATACTCAGAATGATGTATTGTATATCTGCACAAGGGACAGCGGTCAGGCATTGACCCATGACTTAAGCAGCTTGGTAGGGTTGTATGTTAATGTTGCAAGCTTATGAAAACCATAATTTATTGTGTCATATTGCTGACGTTGGCAATATGTTCATCATGCCGTAGTGTAAAGTATGTGCCTGTTGAAACTGTACGTGTAGACAGTTTGTATCTCACCATCCACGAGAGAGATTCAATCCACATTAAGGATTCTATCTACATTCGTGAGAAGGGTGACACAGTATTCGTTGAGCGATGGCGCACGCAGTACAGGGATAGAGGAAGAACAGATACCTTATATGTTGACCGTGTACGCGAAGTTCAAGTTCCTTACCCGGTAGAAAAAGAGCTAACATGGTGGCAGGAAGTCAAGATTAATTTTGGTGATTTTTCTTTAGGTATTATCTTTGTATTGCTGTTTATTATTATTTGGATGATAAAGAAGAAAGGAGGTTCAAAATGAAATAGAACACTATACCGAGGATTATCCTCACAACGCTACGAGTAGAAGCGTAGCAATTACTCAAAAATAACAAAAGCAGTTCTTTCGGGGGCTAAGAATTAAAAAAAAGCCCCCAACATACATCATATTAATATTGCCACATAAAAACATGATAAAGCATAAGATACCTGATGTTGGGGGCTAATATCTTCAACATAAATATCTTATGCTTTGTTCATCAAAATCTCATGTTTTATGTGGCGAGGCAAAGATAAGCATAAAAATTAGAAAAAACTATGTGCAAATCAGAAATCTTTGCCAAGATAATTAATATTGTTTCAAAAGAAACCGAAGTGCCTGTAGACCAAATATTATCCTCTGATAAAAACATGGAAACAGTGGATGCCAGGTATCTTCTTGTGTCTCTCCTGTCTGAAAGCGGCATGTACCCTTCACAAATAGCCGTTCATATCCACAAAACCAAACGTGCTGTCAACTACATGATATCAAATTTCTATGAGAGGATGGAAAGTGGGAAAATGTTGAGAATATATTGGGATAATATAAAGAAATCATTGGGAAACAACTGATTTTACATAAGTTACAACATATGTACTTTTGCATACGGTCAATTTTGACCGGGATACAAAATACAAATACTTATGGAAAGAACTTATGTTTTTAATTCAGACGGAGGCAATGGAGGTTCAGGCGGTAGCAAGCTTGACATTACCGCCATGCTTCCCGGAATGTTTGGGAACAAGGGGATAGACCCTAACCTGCTTGCCTTGATGAATAACGGCAACGGCTTTGGAGGACAGGACGGATGGTGGAGCATTATCTGGCTTGTTGTGATAGCAAGTATCTTTGGATGGAACGGCAACGGTGGCGGTTTGTTCGGTGGACGTGGAGGAAACGGAGCTAACGGACTTCCGGCAGAATTGGCAGGAAACGCAGGACGCGAATTGTTGATGCAAGCTATTCAGGGTAACGGTAATGCTATCTCTCAATTGGCTTCTTCATTCAACTGCTCTACCCAACAGGTTCAGACAGCATTGTGCAATGTTCAGAATAGCATTACACAAGTAGGTAATCAGGTGGGATTGTCAACCAACCAGATTATTAATGCTATGCAGTCAGGCAACCAGTCTATCCTTACTCAACTTGCCGATTGTTGCTGCAAAACGCAAACAGCTATTGAAAGACAAGGCTATGAAGGACGTTTGCAGAATTGCGAATCAATGAATGCCCTTACCAATACAATGAACAACAATGCGTTGTCATTGCGTGACGGGGCTACTGCAAATACGAATGCTATCCTTGCCAAACTTGATGCAATTCAAAATCAGGCATTGCAGGACAAGATTGCATCTCTTACTGCGGAAAAGGCTACTTTAACAGCCGAAATATCCCAGCGTAATCAGAACGCCACTATCCTGAGTGCAGTAGGACAACAGATTGCTCCTTTAGCAGCCGGATTGCAGGCATTACAAGGAGACGTTGATGGAATCAAATGCAAGCTCCCCAATACTGTGAGTGTTCAATACCCCAATTTAACCGCTATTAATACAGATTGTTTCCGCGCAGCCGCCTACGGTGCATATATGGGTGACGCTGTATACGGACGTAGTGGATGTGGTTGCAACAACTACTGGGGTTAATCCGGTAAGAAAGGAGGTAGATATGTGGCCTAACTTTTTTACAGGATTCCCATCCCTATTCCCATCAATCGGAAGAACAAATTTCAACACTCTTCCTACGGTGGCTGTGACCGTCGGCACGGAGAATGTTACTTTGGAACTTCCTAACCACGCATTCCGTAACAGGGATTATGTTGGAGGGTTCTATATCAGCCTCCGTCAGGCTATACCTGCCGGCACGACTGCAACTCTTCCGATACTGATAGGGACTAATGGGGACACAAGACCGTTGATGGCTTATAACAATGAGCCTGTGACTGTTGAAAACTTAGCCGGAACAGGCATCTATGAAATTCACTATAACAAGTACACCAACGAATTGTATCTTGTTAATGGTGGATACAGACCGACAGCGGCTCCGGCTCCTACAGCAGAAACAGCTTCTTTAAGGAGCAAGTAATAATTAACATGGAGTTTTGTGGTGATTCCCAAAATGGGAATAGCCACACTCCTTTAAAATCAAACAATCATGTTTCAAAACTTACGAGTAAACAGTACATTATATCTTCTTCATAGAGGTGCAAATCCAAGTTTGGAATGTGGGCAGGTCGTTAATGTAAGCCCCATAAAAACCATATATAAGACTGTTCCCAACATGCCTTATCCACAGCCGGTACAGGTTATTGATTTTGTCGTGAATATAAACGGACAGAATGTCAATTTGCAAGAGATACCGGCTAATGCCAATATTGCCGATGATATTAAGACAGGGATGCTGATTACAGGGTCAAGAGACGAAATGAATACTGAGGTCCTTACCATGAAGCAGAAAAGTGAGGATGTCCTAAAAAGTGTGGAATATCATCAGAACTTTCTTAGGGTATGTGACCAAATGCTTGCCATGCTGAACCCTGAATTTGCAGCCAAGCAACAGCAGGAGCAGGAAATATCCGCATTGAAAGGGCAAATGTCCAATATGGATAAGAACATGCAGGAAATGAGCAAAAATATGGCTGACCTCATTGCACAGAATCAGAAGTTAATGGAACAGCTCGGAGTGGTTGAAGCATCTAAAAACAAGAAATGATTATGGGAATGTGGGAAATATTAGAAGAAGGGCGTGACGATTACGGACGCGGCTTCGGTATGAGAGGTGACGAAGTGGAGGAAGCCTACAAGGAAGGCTGCCGCAAAGGTTACGAAAAAGCCATGAGAGAGATGCGCGGAGAGATGGGTTTCCGTGATGGTGGGAGAAGTTATTCAGGTGGTGGAAGCTCATCCGGCATGGATGAACGCAGATACCCCGGATACTTTCCTGAATATCCGCGTATGGATGAAATGGGCGAACGCAGACGCAGACGCTCTAACGGTGAATTCTATTAATAACAGGAGGGGTGAAACGCCCCTCTTTTTAAATTAAGGCTATGGAACAAAGATTAGATACATATAGCAAATTCCCATCAGGAATGCAAGAATACCTGGAATCGTATGGATTCCATTTCAGTAAAAAACTTTACGAATGGGCTGTTTCAAAAATGAAAGTGAAAGACGAGGCAACAGGCAAGGAAAAGAAACTTGACCCTTGGAGTAAAGATGAGGTGGACGATATGCTCAAAGCAAACGGAATTACCATCGAACACGACAAAGGATATGACGTTGCCTATGTTGCAAATATGTTGAAAGCAGATTTTTTCAAAAAATCATTGGTTGACGAAGCACATTTGTGCAAACACATAAAGTGCTACCTTGATGATATTGATGGGGACCCTTGCAGGGCGTTTGATGAATTCTTTGCCACCTGCATCGGTAAAGGAGTTCCTGTAATTTGGTCTGATGTTATATGATTGTTCAGGAGTTCTACATACCGAAATATGGGGATTGGCACGTCAAGGTGTATTATGCGGTACACACTTATTGGGCTAAGGAAATCATTACCGACCTGTACCGTATAGGATGCAGGGGGGATTCCCTCAAACGTGCGTATCGCAACCTGACGGAAGGCAGGATGAATACCGGACTTACCTATTCGGACTACAGGAGAAGAGAGACGGTAATGGTGCTCTCTTTGACTTCTACCCCCGAACAGTTTCAAAATTCGTGGGACCACGAAAAAGGTCATTTATGCCGGCATATTTCCAAGGCTTTCGGAATTAACCCTTATGGAGAGGAAGCACAATATCTCAGCGGATATGTCGGTCAGAAGATGTTTCCTGTTGCCAAGAAATTCTTGTGTGAACATTGCAGAAAGGGAATGGAAAAATAATAATCGAACAGAAGCGTTCTTTGACTTGTTGGAATTACCGCTAAATTTAAAGTGTTAATAGCCATCTTTGGTATTGTCATATTGATATAATTGCCTATATTTGCGTCATATAGGAGTACTGGTATGTACAACAGCATTATCTTGCACTATAATAAGGAATTTACAGGAATACCGTAATTAGATATCCTTCTGTAAATATTAGTATTATTTTCTTGTACTATGAATAAGGTAATTAATATTCCAAATGCGGATAGAGATGAACGGATAGGTAGTGTTTTTAACCATTTATTTTCTGTCATTTTTGCGAATGAACAAATAAGGAATAATGATGTTCCTGTTTGGGATTTTTCAAAAACCTCATTTTTCCATCCATTTTTTTTGTTCCCATTTGCCATATATAAAAGCAAATGTAAGAACGTACAGTGTAAAAATGTGGTTGGGTATATGAAAAACTATTTAGAATGTGTTAAGTTCTTTGATATGCTGACGATAAAAGATGACATGGATCTAAATAGTGCGTTGAAAGAATATTTAGGGAAAAGTTATATCCCTATATGTCGCTTTAGTCGATTGAATAAGAATATAGATTCAATGCAGACCATTATTCAAGGAGTTATTGAAAAACAGAAAAATTTAGATTTAAAACTTAAAACTCCACTTTCGTATTTGATTAGTGAGTTAATTTGCAATATAAATCAACATTCTGATAGTGATTATGGTTATATATATACGCAATATCTGAAACGTGAGAATTGTTTGGATATATGCATTGCTGATGATGGAATAACAATTTATGGAAGTTATGTCAAGTCACAAAAGATGCTTGATAAGATAGGTGACAATGAAGCTGAAGCATTGAAATATGCAAATGAAGGATATTCGACTAAAGATCTTCCCGATGCTGAAAGTAGAGGATTTGGTATATCATCTACTAAAAGTATGATTGTGGAAGGTCTTGGAGGAGCATTCTTTATGTTATCAGGAGGGGCATTTCATAGGCATGATGCATCTGGTGGAAGTGATTATGTAAAATTGCCTGATACTATTAATTGGAATGGCACGATTATACTTATGAGAATACCATTGACAGTTAGTGAAGAATTTGATTATACGAAGTATATAAAATAGGAGGTATTATGAAAGAAATAATTAAGCTTCATGATCTATTAGGATCTGAAATACGCTCACGTTCTAATGCTGAAATTTTACGAGAAAAAATAGCAGAGCATAGTGGTTCTATAATTGATTTAAGCGATGTTTCTTTTATTTCAAGATCATTCGCTGATGAACTATGTATCTTAGTAGAAAAACATATTATTCAATTACACAATGCCAGTGGTGTTGTGCAAAATATGCTATCTGTTGTTTCTGAAAGTAGGAAGAAAAAAAGAGTTAGAAAGACTGATGATACTAAAATAAAAGAATTTGATGATATGGAAAGTTTGACATCTTTTCTGGCTACAATTTGACAAGAATGTATTTCTAGGCATATCTATTGAAAAATATTCACCGAAAACTTAAAAGGCAAATATCAATAAAGTCTTGTTGATTCAAAATAAATCAGAGCGGTAATTCCCAACGGTTTTACCGCTTTTTTTATGTTAACATAATATGAAAGATGATAAGTTGAACATATTGCTTGAGCAATCGGATGATATTCCTCATTGGGTATTCTGCCAACTGCTAGCCATGATACAATGGAACGTTTAGAGAGGTGGATTTGTAAAATGATTCCCTTTGTCGTTTTGATGAAGGTGGCTTTGTTGTGCGGCTAATTGAAGTTTATGGGATATTTGGGATGAACTACCTATCATTTGATTGTCCATAGCTTGTTAGTGTGAAGAAAAGAGGACCACCCGATTAAGAATGATCCCTCCCCCAAAAAAATGGTTACTTTATAAGGACTCGCATTTGAAAACCCCTAAATCTTCAGTTTAGCGGTAGTTCACAAAGTGAATGCTGCTACTGCCCGCACCCTGTAACTGTAGCACTTGTCGCCGTTGCTCGTCTGCCCACTGAAGAAGTGTACGTACCAACTGAGGCTGAGACTGTATTCTGTACTGGACCAATACCATGTGGAGGATAACGGTTCTTTGCCTATGTACCTCAGCACATCGTTTATATTATCTTGATAATGAGCCATTAAATTAAGCTGTCCTAATGATGGGATATATTCGTCATCTTTCAGCAGATTAGACAGTTTAGGATTTCGCTCAATCAGTTGAGCAGTGTTACGCTGTCCATTCATATCAAATAGTGCATCACATTCACGCCCATAATAGATTTGATTTCCAAATTCCTCTCGGCTGTCATTGTCAAGCAGCTGAACATCCTTATGCTCCGTCAACGAGATGGCAAACGATACGTCTTTGTGCTTTAATCCGATGTATCGTACACAATCTTTGAAGTTATCGCCGGTAAACGGTTCTGCATGTCCGTCTTCGTAGATTAGATACAAGCCGTTGGTCCAGTCTGCCATGTCTTCTTTAGTCGGCATCATAACCGATTGGCGTAAATTTTCAATGGTGAGCTTCATCGTCTTATTGTTTTTAAATTGTTGCTCAATACTTTTCCCATTTTTGTTTTCTCTCAATTCATTGTATCTCATCTTCTGATTGATGTGCCATGTGAGGTCTATGTCCAAATGGTTGGCAAGCCCGAAAATAGCCAATAGCATGCTATTTAATTGCTTTTCTAATGGATAGTCATATTCATACGCATATCTGATGGGAATTGTGGATATAGCATATATACTTTCTGTAAAGGTCTCATCCTCACAACTTTCCTCCGCCTCGTATAACATTTCTTCCGTAAAATCCTCGATGTCTATCTTACGCAATCCGCACAAATCAAGCAGGCGTATAGCTGCATCGGCAAGTTCATCGGGAAGTGTATCTTCTACATTCTTTTCAAAGGAACACTTAAATCGCTTTTCTTCTTCCACTAATGCAGGATAGCAATTATAGTCCATTTCAAAACGTGATTTACATTTCTTTCCTAATCTTCCCTTTCTATCTGCTTCCACAGCTTCCATAAGCTCGGATGTAACTAAACAAAGGTAGTGTTTATTACTCAATTCCTCATCGTGAAAACCGTGTTCACAAGCGGTTTTATAAGCGCGATCGCGCAATTCGTTTAAATTAATATTGTTCATTTCCTTATTCCTAATTTGATTTCTTCATCCTTGATTATTCTCCAATCTTATCGGCTTCCTCATACCGTTCCTTATTTATCCACATCTTTGCAGTTCCAAGAGCTGGGTGATGTAAACAATGTCGTTACGATATGGCACATGACGGACGCATTTTTCTATCTCATCAAACCTATTCTCCATGCGTCTGTGACACTTGCTTACCAAAATTAAGGTAAAAATGCCAAAGTACAAAAAATTAATGGGGCAAGTACGGATTTAAATATTAATTCTGCTGTTTCCATACTTATTTAATCATAATCAATAGCTATTGCAGTCCAATAGAATATCACGCAATATAACACATATCCGAGTAATCTTTCGCAAGTTTGCGAAGGTTCTAATCCTGTAATAAAGTCCCACATATTATACTCATATACACAAATTAGATATGATATGATGACAGATGCCAATACATATGTGAATTTTCTCATAATCATATAAGTTTTAATGCTTCCTGTAATCCTGCCTCAAGTGCTTCTTCGTAGGTATTATAATGGGCAATAGGTCTGTCAGATAATCCTACTAAGTCGTGATTCGGAATTGTTAGTATATCATATATCCAATAATTTCCATACATATAGGATATTTCGATATGCAGGCTCTTGGTTTCACGAAGCCACTTTTGGGCGATGGATTGTATTGGACAAGAATAGAATAATTTAGGTAAATCCTTACTAGTTCTAAATATGGTTTCCATCATCAAGCCTTTATCGTTAATGATATATTTGCAATACTCATTAAAGCCTTTCTCTTTCAGAAGCTTCGCAGTCTCTAGTGTTACAAGTTCTTCGGTCATAGTTATTCCTCCTCCTCTATTTTTACTTTTCCACGGTTAACAAAGCCATCACAGTTCATCAAAGCACAAAGACAGATGTCATATTCTTCCTTTTCTGACTTACTGCAAATGCGCAACAGTGAGCATTGGTTGCATGGGACATTTTCACTCGTCATCTCATGCAGTACTCCATCTATTATTATTCCGTTCTTTACTTCCATAATCAGTCTCCTTCCTCTCTAATCTGTTTCACGAATACATTTTTAAAATGCAAATTTTCACCTCTCTCTATGCTATGCAAAAACAGATTGTATTCAGCTTCTGAAAAATGAGAATAATACTTCGTAAAACATGTTGGACACTCTTTTATAGAGACTATCCCAATACGAGCTTCTGCAATCCCACAGATATGCTTATGGTAATCGTTGAGAATACTTGTACCACATTCGGGACATTCAAAAACTAACGGATTATAGGCCCCGACAAGGGGAATCCTATATTTGTTATCTATGTCCATTTTCAGTCTCCTTTCTCTTTAATTCGTTCCAGTACATCCCTGTTGGCTTCGAGTATCTCATCGAAAGTTTTTGTAGGTGTATTTGCAGATGTAAATGTATTTTCGGAATTGTTATTTCCGCAATACAAACACATTTGTGTAAAAGGTGAATATACCCTTCCACACTTCGGACAAATCCATCCTTGCTGTCCGAACATTCTATTAAAGTTTACTTCATTCATAATTACTCGGTTATTGGTTCATCAATCGGCATCCAGTGGGTTATACCCTTATCTTCAACCCGACCATTGGAGAGCCTCCATATGCCTTCGTTATATCCTTTATCTCTCCGCAGCCATCCTATGACATAATGCCGGATGGAGTTCTTATCATAAAGAAGAACTTCCTTGTTAGACTCTGGCAACCGTTCCTTTACGCTTATCCAAGGCGATTGCTTCAACTGCCATTTTGCACCTTCCTTAAATGCCCGTAATGCAATCGCTTTTGCCAATGCCTTGATAGCTATACAGTCTCTTTCATCATTGGCAAGCTCTGCATCTTTATTATATGTACTTTCATTCCAATGGGTGCGGGCTGCTTCTTCTACTGTCTGTTTCATAATTTAATCAATTAGGGGTGATGTGGTTGAATGTTCAATTCGTCCTCTATAAATTTCTGTAACTTATGGGCGCATTCCGAGCATAAGTCGGCTCCTTGGATGAATATATCTTCCCTTCCACCAACAGAGCCACCATCCCATTTATCTATCTTGAAATCTAGCCGCGCATTACGGAAATACGATGGCTGTATCTCTCTTCCGCATGCATCACATATTATCGTTACTTTTTTCATATTTGTTCTGTTTTAAATCAAATACAAGCTAAATGTCCGTAGGCGCATTCTGACATGTTGCCATGTTTATTTACATGGTCAACAAAGTCCTCCAAAGGAACGGCATCTATCTCTTCTCTTGCCTGTACAATGGGAGCACCACCACCAGTAATACTTACTTGAACAGTATCCCAAGAAACGTACTTCTGACATTCTTTGGTCAATTCACCTTCTATTACTGTTAGTCGAGCAAAGGTGGAGTTATATTCTCCAGCCAATTTTTCTATCTTATTCATATTTATCTTGTTACAAGTTATTTTTTCCCTTTTTTGCATCTACGTTGAAAATCCAACATAGATTTTTTCCTACCATTAAGAGCACGTGACATTTTAATAATCATATATATTGTCACAATAAATGCAATGACAGATAAAATACCTCCGGCAATCATATATGTACGTACTAATCCCGTCAATCCGGATTGATTCAAATAGTCAATAAGTTCTTTCATAATCAATCTCCTTTCTCTTTAATCCGCTCCAATACATCCTTGTTGGTTCAATAGCTCACTAATGTTATCTATGACTTCCCCATCTGTCAACGTATCATCCAGGATGATAGATTTAATCTGATTTGAAAGCCATGATGTGCCATTTTCAAAACCAAGAGCAATCATTTCCTTAATATCGGAAACGCCATTCGGAATTCCGTTTGTCCCAAATGAATCAATTACTGATTCTGCATATTGTTTTGCTGCTTCTTCTAACTTCTGTTTCATATCTATCTTGGTTATACGTTAAACCTCTATCTCAAACTGCTCACTTTTTGCCGATGGCATACAATCAAGAAGAGAAGAACCTACTGAGACATAATAGATACCATCTTTTTCAACCGGGAGCCAATGGAAGTAGCGTCCTGTTTCTTCGTGCATTACCGGAATCCCAAATTTATTAAGGAGCCGACCATTTATACCTCGAAACTTTCTACGCCATCTATCAATGAATTCACGACCTTCTTTCTTTCGTTTATTGATTTTCCAACACGGATGCTTCTTATCATCATTATTCGGAATCAGTTTTTCAGGAACAAACTCTTTATCATCAAATCCAATAAGAGTATAAAGCCACTCAGCGGTTATTCCAAATACCCATCCATATCCGAGGCTATCCGGTCTTGAACCACAATATTCTTGAATCATATCTTTAGCTTCGTTTTGTTCGCGCATAAGCTGTTCATTCATTTGTTTCAGTAGATTCTCAAGCTCTGAACCTTGTTTTGCTATTATCTTCATTTCTTATCTGTTTTGAGGGTTATTTAATTTTTAAAAAGTTGCTCATTCGCTCAATGCATCTTTGTTTCTGATTGAGATTGGGATGCACATATAAATTGAGTGTGGTAGCGATATTCGAATGTCCAAGAATTACACTCACTGTCTTATAATCGCATTGACTTTCAATGCATCTGGTAGCAAATGTATGCCGGAGTCCATGAAACACAATGTGCGGAATATTCAGACGCTTCAAGAGCCGGGCAAAGAAATCACGGTAAGAACGGGGATCTTCCGGACGTTCTGATGTTCCTACTACAAATCGGGACGGAGATATTTTCTTTACTTCCTTCAAGGCAAAAAGAAGCTGTCTTGAGATAGGTATCTCCCGGTATGAATTTCGTGTTTTGGGAGAAGTGAAAGTCCTTTCCGTAGTTCTTGATTCGCAGTTGTATATCCTTCCTGCTGTATAACTAATGGTGATTACCTTCTGTCTGAAATCCACATCTTCCCATCGCAGGGCACACACCTCTCCAATCCTCATGCCGGTACACAGAGACAGCAGAATGCCTATATTCTTAGGAGTTGGGGATTCGGTGAGATGGCTCATCAGTATCTGTTGATGGTTTAAGGACAAAGTAGGCAAACGGTGAGATTCGGTATCTGTAGGATAGTTTATCTCCCACTCCTCATAAGGGAATAACTTATGTTTCCCACCATACTTGACTATAGATTTCAGCACCGCCACAATATCCCTTACGGTTTTTTTAGCAAGACCAGAGGAAAGCTTGTAGAGAACAAATTTCTGAACGTCGCTTTCCGATATAGCTGTCTCCGTCCCAAAATATGGGAGTAAATGGGTTTGAAGGGTAAGCATATACGCGCACATCGTGGCATGCTTTATAACAGGTCGCTTCGCAGCACTCCAAATCCTGGCGACTTCTTGAAATGTTTTAGTATTCATTTCTGATTTGTTTTACGCTAATTCATAAATTCTAACTCACAAAACAACCCACATTCTGGCATTATTTCTGAAGGGAAATCGCCACGGTCAGGAGAAAGTTCGTCAAGAAATAAAGCCTTTGCTTCATTACCTATTCTTTCTTTCAGGCAAGAATGCCCGACAACACGTTCCAATTTTGCCATACGTTCAAAATCTTCTGGGAAATCAATACGAATCTTATTCCAGTAACCCATTCCGCCACGGATGCAACCGATGCAGTTGTTATTGTGATATCCCATTTTATACATTCGAGGTAATCCAATTCCTTCTTTTGCAAGCAAGCAGGCACAATTAGCCTTTGATAGTTGATTGTCGATTAATGGGAATAATGGCTTCATGTTCGGGTATTGTTCAACCATTCGTTGCGCCCGATTGGTTTCCGATATATCAAATCCCCATACTTGACCATCCCAATATTTCAATTCATCTTCGATTTGGTATCGAACCCGTTTTTTAAGTTCAAAGGTACACGGATAGTAATTGTGCTTACTAATTAGACCTTTCTTTTCAATCACATCGAAATGGTTGGTATATTCCTTGCTCCGGACAATATTTATTTTTTGCCCGAACCATTGCTCACAATCATGAAGGAAGCGTAGACTATCTTCGTCCTGTGAGCCAGTGTCTGTATAGTATAAAACCACATCTTTGTATAGCTGTAAAGCTATCTTACAAGCTACTGCGGAGGTTACACCGCAACTAAACCATGCTATTATCATTTTATTCCTTCCTGTTCTGATTTACACTAATTCAATTATAACCTTTTTTAAATTAACATATAAAGGTATTGCTGACATACCCCCATTGCAATCCAACTGCCTTAAAGAGGGAACAACCTCTCCGTTATCATCAATCTCATAATCTGCAATATAGGCTAACTTCTTCACTTCGGGGACCAATATCCTTTCATTGTTCAAAGGAGAAAACCTTTCATGAGCCGGGACCGTTATACAGATCTTGCTTCCAACAGGAAGTCCTTGGTTGGATTCAATGTATTCCTTTTCCAACTGTTCCTTTTTGCCGTTCAATTCTTTTAGCTTTAAATCAATGGCATCTCTTTTGCTCAGAAATTCTTCCTTATTCATCTTTTTTGTGTCATTCTAATTGATTCTAACATACTTACCTGCTATATTACAAGTCCTTAATATCTCCGCATTATCCTCGCCAAAAGCGATTAAGATGGAACCACAACCGGGTGAATCTCCACGTGTTCCGTCTTGACGATAGAATCTGATTCTGTTGCGCAAAAACTTCATCGCCGTTGCTTTTTCAAAAATTGTGTCTTGAAACATCTTTGAATCGCAACGATTGAAAAGTAAAGCGATACCGTTTCCATGCTCTGCCATCCTGCTGATGAATTTTTCAATTAGAGGCCGGGAATAAGGCGGGTTTAGCCATACACGGCCTTTCCATTCCTGTTTTAACCCATCGACGTTTTTATCATACATCACCTTACCTGTTTGCCATAGCGGGTTGACCGGGGCACACGGATCCAAATCAAATTCACCCAACGCATCTATAATCTCCTTCGGCGTATACCATTCATCGGTAGCGCATGCTGACCGTTCAAATTGTGTATTCATTTCTAATTCGATTTTAATTAATTACTCCCGCTAAACCTCCTTAAGCTGTCCATTGACTAGCATATACCATGTGTCAGCCTTAACCTTTTCCCCGTCAACTTCAAACGCCTTGACCTCCTTAATCGGGTAGGTATCACCGTCCCATTCTCCACGTTCTGCGAGGACTATCCAGCAACCTATAGCTCCCTTAGCCTTACACCCGTATCCGGCAGCAAGAGCAATGCTATCCTTGCCGGTAGCTGATGCTGCACCATAGTTACCTGTGGCTGATGCTGCACCTCGGTAGCCTGTGGCTGATGCTGCACTATAATCGCCTGTGGCTGATGCTGCACCTCGGTAGCCTGTGGCTGATGCTGCAC